AAAAAAATAGGAAGTCAAAAGGTTTTGTTTGTTACAAAAAAGAAAGCGATAAGCTCTATTGAAAGCGATTTTGATAAGCTAAACCCTAACTTCTATCTTCATGTGATTAATTATGAAAGCCTTCATAAGGTTCATGGGGACATTAAATTTGACCTTATAGTGCTTGATGAGGCTCACTCCATGGGAGCGTTTCCTAAGCCCTCTAAGAGGGCTACAGATGTGCGTATGATAATAATTAAAAGCAAGCCAAAGGTTATACTGCTCTCTGGAACTCCGACACCTGAGTCGTACAGTCAGATGTATCATCAGGTATATGGTATACCTAAAAACCCTTTTAATGAATATAAAAGCTTCTATAAATTTTGTGGTAAGTATGTAAGGGTAACTGAAAGAATGATTAACAGCTTAAGAATTCGAGACTATTCAAATGGCTCTAAATCTATAATAGATGACATGAAGCCATACACTATTGCATTTTCTCAAAAAGAAGCGGGTTTTAAGGTACAAACCACAGAGACGGTTCTTAAGGTAGAGATGGAAAAGTCAACCTACAGCCTAGCAAAAAGATTGCAAAAGGATTTAGTTGTTGAGGGTAAGGATGAGATTATATTAGCGGACACTCCCGTTAAGCTTATGATGAAACTACATCAGATTTATTCGGGAACTGTTAAATTTGAGGGAGGAAATTCATCAGTTTTGGACTATTCAAAAGCTAGGTTTATACGCGATAGATTTAAAGGAATGAAGGTGGGTATCTTTTATAAGTTTAAAGCGGAGCTAGAGGCCTTAAAACACGTCTACGGCGATTCTTTAACTACAGAGCTAAGTGTCTTTGAAGAAACTGACAAAAATATTGCACTTCAGATAGTTAGTGGAAGGGAAGGTATAAGTCTACGTCAGGCTAAATGCTTGGTGTATTACAATATTGACTTTAGCGCCACAAGTTATTGGCAAAGTAAAGACAGAATGACCACCAAGGAACGTCTTAAAAATGACGTGTACTGGATTTTTTCGAAAGGCGGAATAGAAGAAAAAATATATAAGGCAGTAACTAAGAAAAAAGATTATACATTGTCACATTTCAGAAAAGATTTACTAAATTTATAATTATGAAAAATATATTAGGAGAAAATAAAAATTTAAAACTTTACAATTCAAAAAAAGAAATGCGGTATAGTTATTTAAAGTTTGATAAAAACCTTGGCTATGAAACTACATATAATTGTTATGGAGATATAATGACCTATGAGATAAAATGTAATGAAAAATATAAAAATTTAAGATATAAATCTGAATACACAAGAAATAAAAAAGGAGAAATAATTTATTAAATTTATAATGGATAGAGATAATGACTATACAGTAAAAACAGAATGGTATTATGGAGAGCCGACAACAGTTTTTTATCCTCTTCTGTCTCCTAAATACCTAACCGACAATGATTTGTGGGATAGCTCATGGTTGAAAGATTTATAAATTACCGAACAGAGGATTAATGGGACTACTAAATAATAGCAATCAAGGTAAGCAAGGCATTGACTTTGAAGGAGTGCAATGGGGAAAAATTCACCCATCTGATATTGACTTTGTTTTAGAGTTTAAGAATGAAGTGTTGATACTCGGCGAAGTAAAATATAAGGGTAGTGAGATGTCAACAGGTCAAAGACTTATGTTAGAGCGTATATGTAATAGTTGGCACACCGGCAAATCTTTTATTATCTTTGTACATCACGAGCATGATGATGAGACCACAGACATTCCGTTAGATAAATGTGAAGTTTATAAACTTTATTATCAAGGCAATTGGTACAACAGGAGTGGTTCGGTAAAAGATAAGATTAACGATATATTGAAGAACTTCAAAATAGAATTATGACCGAACAACAGATTCAGTCTAAAAGAATTAAAGAACTAGAAGCCCTAGGATACTATGTAATTAAACTAATTAAAACAAATAAGAATGGTATACCAGATATAATTGGGATACCCCCAAACTGTAATGTAATATTTAGTGAAGTAAAAACAAAAAAAGGAAAGGTGTCGCCTCTCCAGGAATATAGATTAAAAGAATTAAAAAAGCATGGACTTATTACAGAAGTATACAGGGGTTGAAAAATATTACGAATTAGATGATGCGGTAGTATTAACGTTAGAAGATTTAGACTTAAAATTAGCTACGCTAATGGTATTAAAAATAGAGTGTGCTGTTGAGCAAATACAAGAAAAAGACAGAAGGTCTCAATTAATTGGAGGAGTAATTGAACTGAATGACCCTGTTTATTTTTCATTAAGATTCATATATGAAAAAGGAGATAGCCCTTATTTCTTTCAAATATCTGACATTACCTCTGACGAATACTTAGATTTATATAACTTAAATAAAATAATAAAATAATATGACAAAGAAAGAAGAAAACATTATTGAGGCAGTGCTAAGAATAATGAAAGAACAATTTGACTGCAAAGTCCTAAAGAACCCTAGCTATAGAGGGAGAGACCTTGTGGACTACAGGGCAATATCCATGAAACTAATTAGAGATGCTACAAATTTATCACTAACCAGCATAGGACAGTTGTGGGCAGGACCTAAGTATAAGGGAAAAGACCATTCTTCAGTGCTGCATAATTGTAAATCAGCAGATATGTTAGTAAAAACAGACGTTAATTTCTCACAAAAATATAACAAAGCTTTAGAAGAATTAAAAAAAATAATTCCACATCTAAAGCCAGACCAGACAATATATCAGGAGCTTACTTTTTTGAAAGCACAAAACAAAACTTTAATAGAAAGAGACAGGGAAAGAAGAGATTTGATGCTTAAAGTACATAGAGGAGTATTGAAAATTCCCCATCAATATAAAGAAAAAATAATTGACTTATTTGTAGCTGAAAAAATCTATGCTCCTGAAGACCAAAACATTTTTACCTGATTTTTAACAACTTACGGATTTTTTTTATAACTTTATAACATTATGATTTATAGAGTAGAAGATATAGATAAAATTTTAGGCTTTAGCTCTTGGAGTATTAAGAAAAAAATTGATACTCTTTTAGAGATAGATGCTGATATGTATTGTAACATGGGTAAAGAAACCCTAAAGACACATAAAGAAGAAACTAAAAGAAAATCTAAAAAATTATACCACGCCATCAAAAAAGTAGACAGTAAGTTAGGGGAAAAACTCCTATACCACATGGACTAATAAAAATGGCATGAAATATTTTGAAAGTAAAAGAGTACAGAATATTAATTTTATAATGAATGATATTCACAACTCTTCAAACCAAATCTATGAACACTTAATAGATGAGGAATTCCCTGAACTAAAACAGGAAATTAATAAGTTAATAAAAAACTTAAAGTCAGTACTAGAATCGGTTCAAGATGAGATTTAAAGACTTCAGACCTAGACTTAAAGGCGATAAAAAGATAGCCTACGACAACTTAAACACGGATGAGAGACGTATTCTTGTGATTGGAGACATACACGCTCCGTTTGAACTCGATGGATACTTAGAATTTTGCCAGGAGACTTACTCTAAATACTTATGCAATCAAGTAATATACATAGGGGACATAATAGACAACCATTATACGAGCTATCATGAGACATCTAGCGATGCTATGGGAGGTTTGGATGAGCTTGAATACGCAATTAGAGCCGTTAAGAGATGGAGTGATGCGTTCCCTGTAGCTGACGTACTGATTGGAAATCACGACCGCCTAGTGATGCGTAAGGCACAGACATCAGACATCCCTAGTGCTTGGATTAAATCATACAACGAAGTACTGGGAACTAATTGGAACTGGACTGAACGTATTGTTTATGACAACGTACAATTTATTCACGGGGAAGGAGGAACCGCTAGCACAAAGTCGAAAAACGACATGATGAGCACGGTTCAAGGCCATATCCACACGCAATGTTACACAATGTGGTCAGTTGGAAGAAATTTCAAGGTCTTCGGAATGCAGGTGGGCTGCGGTGTGGACGGAAGCTCGTACGCAACAGCATACGCAAAGAACTTTAAGAAGCAAGCAATTGGGTGTGGAGTGGTATTAGGAGGACACACAGCTATAAATTGCTTAATGGAACTATAATGTTTGAATTAGACCAGGATTTAAAAAAAGAAAAAGCAGCAGTCAAGCTTTACTTAAGAAGGACTAGCGGCACCTACAAAAAACTTAGCCCTAGTGACGTAGACTTTAGATTATTTGGAGAAAACAAATCTGTTATAGGTTATGCTGAAGTAAAAGTTCTTGAAACAGAAATGAAAAATTCTTTTCCCCTTACTGCAGATGCCCGTAAAATAATTAAGTTAAGAGATAAAAGACTTAGTGCTGTTATGATATGGTCCTGCATAGACGGAATACTCTATCTTCCTGTGGAGCAACTTGAAGGAGATTCAAATTGGTCAGATTCAGGAGAATTGATATTATCTTTTAAAAATAAAAAAATATTTAAATATGTCAGAGCCTAAAAAAGAATTAATAGCAGTGCTTATGATTAATGCAGCGCTATGGTATTCCATATACTATTTTATACTTTAACTAATTTTTAGAAAGTTTTTTCTTTTGTTTTTTTATCTCTGCATTTATAGAGCCAGGCCCATACAACTGTCTCCACAATTTTAGATTTACTTTTTTCAAAGCGCTTTGACTTATTCCTTTTCCTGGAGCTTTCTTCACTAATTTTAAATTCCTATCCGTTATATATCCAACTTCCGCCGGCAATAAACCTGCCGTATAAAACATATATGCTAATGCATTAATAGTAATCGCCTCTTGTTGTTTTTTATTAAGTTTACGCTCAGTAACCTTACCCATGTATTCTTTCTTGGACACTCCTGTGTTTGATATCATAATTAACTCCGCTAATGTTCGAGCTTTTTGCACCCCTATACCTAACACACCTAATTGTTCTAATAAGTTTTTTTCATCATTATCAAAAAACTGCAATGGATTTTCATCGCTACTTGTTGATTTTATTATATAATTTAAAAGGCCTAAACTTGATTCATTTAAAATTGGTATAGGAGATACTACATCAGCTATTGCGTTTCCTTTTCTACCTATTTTTTGAAACGCTTTTCTTTTTTCCTCTTCACTTTCACTTTCATCCTGACCCATAAGCATAAAAGAAGCACCCACTAACAGTTGAGTAATTTGATATCCAAGAATATTAAAAGCGAATGTCTCCGCACCCAATCCAGATAAAGACCTAATCGCTTTAACCCTGTCTTCAGAAGTTACTCTTGCCTGATTCTTAAATAAGGTATTAATATCAGCATACATTCTTGTTTTTTGATTGGTTAAAAAGTTTGCAAAAGGAAAAGCAATTTTTCTTATTACTTGATTTATAGGATTTTGTGAACTAAATAATTCGCCCTGCAAATCACTATCTGATACATTCTGTTGTCGGTCAACTTGCTGTTGTGCGTAATTTACCGCATCCATATCCCATTTATAGTTAGACCAATCAGCAGGCATTTCTTTATTTTTTTTCTGAAGTGCTTGATTATAATATGCAAAGAAAGAAGCTTGAGCAGTAAACACATCTGGCCTTACTAAAGAATTTCTAATAGCAAATTCACTAAGTTTTTTTAAGTTTGTACTTAAAGACCCTGTACTTCCCTCCTCTGCTTTTTTAAGTTTACTTGACAAACCTTCAACACCTGTTTGAGATTCTAAACCTCTAGTGGATACTCCAATCCCAAGCCTGTTTAAAGCCTCAACAGCTTGAGAATTATGTGCAGCAGCAAACCCAGGCAATACATTTATACCTGCATTAAAAAAAGTATTTATAAAAGGAACAAATTGTTTAAAAGGCTGTGTGACACCAGCTAATGTTCGAGCTACACCTATTCTTGCTAAAGTATTTATTGTTTTTAAAAACTTAACATTTCCAGGAGAAATATAATCTACTCCTCTTTTTTTATCTACATATTTATTTACCCTATCTTCAACTAAAGTTCTTTCCTGTTCTGTAGGAAATATTTTTTTATAACTCTCAGAGTTTCTAAAACCTTTTATTTGTTGAATACCCGGTGCTGTATTTATATCTGTTAAGGCAGCTTCTAAATGACGCATATTATCTGCATCAAAACTAAAGCTTAATACCCTGCCCTTAGGCAAAGTTTTTGGTTGAGTAGCAGGTTTTAAAACACGAGACTCTTTATCATAAACTGATTTTCTATTATCAGGATTAAAAACTGGTTCAGTTATATCCCTTGTTTCATCTAACTCACTAATTCTTTTGTAAGTGTCAGGAGTATAATTTAAATCATTTCCTAAAGCTTTATTATAAACCTCTAAAGACACCTCACTTAATTCAGGGTATGTGCTTTCCCAAATTTTAGTTACATAATCCACACCTTCCAATATAGACTTATCTGTTTTTGCCTCTATGTCTGTAACTGTTTTTGAATCTTTTATGCTACGATTATAAATCTCTTCATATATTTTACCTTCTTGTTGAAGATTTTTATCATCTGAAGATATTAATAGTTCGTAACTTTCTTTAATAAGATTTTTTCTTCTTTCAAATTCTTGTTGTTGCTCTTGCTCAGTTCCTTCTATGGTTCTTTTCATAAAAGCAACCATACCTCTTTCAGAAATATTTTCAGTGGCAAAAAAATTCTTACCATTAACAGTTCTATTTTTAAAAGCATTTACAAAATCTTCACTAATTCTTTGTATCTGTCTTGTAGCTAAAGAAGAACCATTTATCACCTCTTTCAAACCCATAGCCTCCATGACCTTAGCGCCTATCCTTTGCGAATCAAACATTAAATCAAAAACATTTGGCAATGTTGCTAAAAATTGACCCCACCAAGCTTTTGTGTTATTTAAAAATTTAGAAAAAGCAGAGGACTCTATACCTTCCGCTTCTAGTTTTTCTGCCTGTAGCTTTCCTTCATATTGTTTTATAAAAGCGTTCATGCCGCCAACAGAACCATTGTTAGTGAAGTTAACTAAGGAGTTTAGGTATTGCAAAGACTCAACTGCATTTAATTTTTTTAAATCAACCTTTAATAGCTTACTTACTAAAGACCTTTTTTGATTAGTAAGTTTTATTTTCTCTCCGGTATTGGTTACAGAGTAAGTTCCTCCTCTTAAAATACTAGCAACTATAGCGGCATAAGGACTTGAAGCTTTTTTAACTCCCGCCTTTATTAATTTTTCTTTGGCTTCAGCTTTTTCTGTTGCTGTCTGTGTTTCTCCCTGGTCATATATAATAGCCCGCATCTCTTCAATACTAAAATCTTCAGAGTCTATGCCTGTTATTTCTTCAAAAGTAGCTATCTCCGCTTCCAAAGCCACCTGGTCTTGCTTGCGTATTTGTTCTGAAGAATACTTTTTAGTCTCTTTTATGTTGGCTTGTTCGCTAACTTTTACTTTACCAGCTCTTTGTGTGGCAGGTATAATACCATCACTTAACACTCGAGCTCTTGACAGATACTCATCTATGTTTTCAACAAGGTCTATGTCTATATCTAAAAACTTTTTAGCTGTCTGAACCATTTCAGCTATCGCATTTTTAGTTGGAGAAGTTGCCTTTTTAATTTTAGACTTAAGTTTTTTAGCTTGACTCAATTTATCTTTATACTCAGCGTCTTCAATTACTCTCTCAGCATACCTTAATGCTTTCTCAACAGCTAAAGGATTATTTAAATTTACCTTTGATATACTATTTATTAATTGAGTGACTTTTTTAGTGGCAATTTGACCTATATTGCCCATAAGTTTTATGGCGTTTGATAAAGATTCTCTTCTTTTACTCTGGTCAAACTTAGCTTCTCGTGCCGCTTTAGCCTCTAATTTAATTTGGTCAGTTAAGGCTTTAGCCTCATCAACTGTTACTTCTTTTTTAGGAGTAGACGTTATCTTTTTAGCGGAAGGTCCTCTCTTTTTGCCAAACACAACTGGCTCTGCTGCTTGACGAGTAAGCTGTTCTTTTTCTAAAGCTTTTAATAAGTCTAAAGGAACTCTACCCTCTTCGATATCAATAACAAAATCTACGATAGAAGTAGTCGGAGCTATCCCCGTAAGGCTTTCAAACTTTTCCTGCAATGATATTAAATCATTTTTATTTGTTACTTCCCCCGTTGTCTGTGTAACATCAGCTGCAGTTGGGTTGTCAAGTATAAATCTTTCTATTTCTTTTGGTGTAATACCGTTAACCCCATCCTCTAAATTTAGTCCTCCCTTTTCTTTTGTGCGTATCCACTTACTTGAAGATATGTTTTCTGAAGGCGGATTTCCATTTACAGCCTCCCAGCTTTCCGGAGTAAAAGCTAAGGTAGTTAATGAAAATAATCCTTCATCTTCTGTTTTAATTTTTTCTGCCAGCTCATTTGCTTCTTTTATCCTAGTTTCTTCAGACTGTATTGTTTCTGCTATCTCTCTGACATTGTTACTGTTCTCTGCTATATAACCAGGGGCTTCTTGTTCAGTAATACCCTCAACTACTGTGGCTTTTTCTCCGGAGTCTATGTCAATTAAGCTCTCTAAAACTTTCTTCTGTACTCTTTTTAAAGCTGCCTCTTTAACAGGAACTCCTTTACTATTCACTGCACTTTTTATCGTGCCGTCTTCGTTTAAGGTTACTGTTGTTCGACCAATCTTGAAAGGCTCAGTAATTCTGCGAGGAGCTGTAACTAACTTTTTAACTTTTTCTTTTGTTACCTTCTTTAGTTTTTCTTCTTCAGTAACCTTGGTTACATCAGCTTCCTCCGTAATCTCCTGGTCCTCAGTAACGTCTGTTTCTTCGGATGTAATCTTTGTGGTAGATTCGATGGTGTCTGTGACTCCCACTCCTTCGCCATCTCCGGTTTGTTTTGATACATCCACCTTCTCTGTGCTTGACTTTTGAACGGCATTTTCTTCTTGTTTTAAATTATACTTCTCTCTTATCTCATTTAGTTGAGCATCTATTTCTGATATTTGTTTTTTAGCAAAAACCGTGTCGTTACCTATAAGTTTTTGTTTATCCTTCTCTAATTTTATTGAGGCTTTTTTATCAGCTTCATTTAAATAAGGAGCAGCTTGCATTACTCTAAACTCTATTAAGGCATCATTCTTTTTTTCTGTAATAACAGCTTTTAAATCAGGGTCGTTTTTTATTTCAAACTCCATAGCTGCTATTTGTTTTGGAGTTGCAGTCTTTAATGTTTTTAATAAACCCGCTCTACTTACATTGTCTTTTCCTATCTTATATTTAGGAGCTTGAATTAATCCTCTTGTAACTGTTAGGGGAGCTGTTGATAAACCTGCTACTCCCTCAAAACCAATCTCGGCTATATCCATTTCCTGTCCAGTTAAAGCTCTTGCCGTGGCCTCACCGACAGAACCTCCAATTCCTTCAACAAGAAGACCACTGGTAGTGGCTAAGGTTTTTCCTATACCCTTTGCTATACCTTTAGCTACTCCCTTAGTAGCCATAGTGGCTAGACCTCCAGACAAAGCATCTATAGCTGCAATTGATACACCTCTTGCTAGTGATTTGTTTATAATGCTATTCATGGCATCCTCGTCTCCAAGAACTTTTCTTATTCCACCATCGTCAAACTTTAACCCTTTTTCAGTTAACTCTTCTCTTAAAAATTCAGTGTATGACAGGCCTGCCTCTAGTATACCAGACATCCCGCCTATAGCTCCTGATACCGCTCCTGCGCTTGCTCCAAACAAAGCACCTGGTCCAAATATAGAAGTGGCAACTGCACCAGCACCTGCCCCTAAAGCAGCTCCAGTTCCAGCCCCTAAAGCAGTTGTAGGGTTTATCATAGCCGCAATAGACGATGCCAATAGCTGTGGCGCTACACTAAGATTATTTCCTAAACCTTTTGCAAAACCTCCCCAACCTCCACCAGACTGTCGATATATTCGGTCAAAATCTTTCATCTCATCAGAAGCTCCGTAGCTATCCATGTTTTTTACGGCTGCTATATATTCATTTAAATCTTCAGTAGATATATCTTCTCCTGTTGAAAATACTTTTAAGGCATCATCAAGCGTAGCTCCTTGAGCTGAACCTTGCGCCGTAGCTCTAAATAAATCTCCAAAAAAATCTGTAAAATCGTTTTTACCAACGACTCTTTCTAATAAAGTATCTTTCTCTCCAGTTTGAGAAAAAGAATTTACCTTAATATCATCTTGAGTAGGTTGCTCCAATAAACCAGCTTCCGATACGGAAACCGTATCTTTCTCGTCTTTTTTTTTTAAGCCAATAAGAAAATCTTCTTTTGTATCCCAATAGCCTTCTGGCATAAAATCCCAAAACTCTTCTATGCCATTGTTGTTTACATAATCTACAAAAGATTCTGCGTCATCAAAATACCCCTCAGGTATTAATCCAAATATCTCTTCTGCTTCGTACATTTATTTTATTTATTTAAGATTTTTTATATGTGGCAAAATCTGCAAGTGTTGCTTTAGGAAAATCTTCTTTATATTCTGCAAATGATTTATATTTTTTTTCTCTTACTCCGTCATCAACAGGGCCTTCATAAAAAGTTTCTTCAGATTGTGCTTTTTTTGTTATTCTATTAATTTCATCTCTAAAAGTTTCTTTAATATCGTTAAGATTAATTAATTCTAATTCTTTTTCTCCTCTTTTTATTATTGCATATCTTTCCTCTGGAGTTGTACCGAAAAATCTAGCTAATGGACTAATGGTTTTACCGGCCTCTTGAACTTCTACAGTAATATCTTTAAGACCTTGTTGAGTAAGTAATCCTTTTAAATATTTTTGTAATTCATCATCATCATTATACTCTTCATCTTCAATTATTTTAAATATAGTTTCTGCAGTAACAAAATTTTCCTTTCCAGTTACTGTGTCAAAAGGCTTTAAAGGGTTTAGCATTATATTCGAAGGGTCGTCAAGAGGTTTTACTTCTATGGTTTCTTTTGGAGAAAACAAAGATTCTATGTCTGAAACTTCTTTATCTTTAAAAAACTCTTTACCACCCATAGCTTCCATGATGTCGTCTATGTCTACCTTAGTATTTCTTCCTAAAGTTTTTTGTAATATTCTTTTTAATGACCCTTCAAAGTCACCTTCTTTAAACTTAACAGGTACAGTCTCATACACTTTAGTATTTTTATTAAATATCTCAAAGGTTAATCCTTCTTTATTTTTTTTAATACGACTAGTATCTATACCAAACTCGCTTAAGATTGCTAACGCTGCAGCTGACTCCTCAGGGGAATCAGTTGTAATAGCCTCTACTATTGTTAGTCCGTAATCTGCAAAATTCTTTACATTTGTACCGTAATTTCTTTGAGATTGAGTTTGAGGTTTTGGAGCTTTAGGTAAAGGCGCTGTTCGTTTTGCTGGTAAAAATCCTTCTAACATTACGTCAAACTTTTCCACAGCTAACTTCATTTGTTTTTTACCATTATCAGTGGTAAAATTATTTGAACCATCTTGATTCATTAATATTTTAAACTTGTCTCTAGCTGCCTCATCTTTGTTTTTAGTAAAACTATAAGGACCCTCACCTGGTTTAAGTGTTTTGTTTAAAGTATCAACTAAAAAAGAACCCGCCTTGTCATCCGTAAGAACAGCTTGTATCTGAAGTTTTCTAGCCTCGTTTAATTTATCTTGTTCAGCTTTTGGCAGTTTACTCACAGCCTGATATGCTCCCTCTATTGTTTCTCCGCCAATATCTCTTATTAGTCTTTGAGCTACAGCGTCAGCCAATGCTTTAGCCTCATCATTAGCTTGAAACTTAGCGTATTGTGCTGTTGCTCCTTGCATAAGTTCACTGGCATTCATAAAATCGTCAGGGTTATCGCTCATAACCATAACACCATCTTTCAATACTTTTTTAGATACATTTACCTCAGAGTCGGTAGGGTTTATAAATATGTCAGTGTTTGCAAAATCAAACATACTTTCTACTTGAGCTCTTGCTTGTAATGTTTTTTCACTTAAATCACCTGAATTAATTTTTTCCATGATTTCATCATAGTCTTTATTGTAGGTGCTATAAGCTTGAAGAACCAATTCAGTTCCTTGCGTTCTGTTAGCTAAATTTCTAGAAAAATCTCTTGAGCTTAGTAATCCATTTTTTAACAGTCTTGAGTCCATTAAAGAAGAGCCGGTTATTGCCCCAACACCATTCATTATCCATTGATTAGCTTGAGCGTCTTTACCTAACTCCGTACCGGCTAATGTTTTAATTTCATCAGCAACAGCCTTATCCATGGCAACACGATTTTTTTCTCGCTGTTGCTCTTGCTGGATTAATGTTTCAGATACATCTTTACCTACCGTAGCCCAATCTACTCCAGTGCCTGCTAATTTCGCGTCAAACCCTATTTTTGTAGCCATCTATTATTTTCTTGATTTAAAGTATTCTTTTTGCTCAAATGGAGTCATGCCCTGCATAAAAGTTAAAGGGTCTTCGTATTGAACGGCAGAAGGATTAAATGTATCTGTATAGTTACTTCCATACGCGTCTGCCATTCCCTGGTCAAAACTTGCTGATTCAGTTGTAACTCCATTAAGATTACCAAATTCTCCTATTGAAACATCTCCGCCTATCTCTCCTTTTCTTTGAGCTCTGTTGAATTGTCTGTTTAATTTACTTACAGCTCTACCATCTGCTCCCTTTTGATACTCAGGAATAGCTGCTCCAACTCCCTTAATGAGAGAGCCAACTCCTTGAACTGCGTTTTGCATTTGTTGTTGTCTAGCTAAACCCGCCGCTTGTCCCGCTGCTTGTTGTCCTGATAATTCTTTTATGTCTAAGTTATATCCTAAATCTCTTAATCTAGAATCTTCTTCAGCTTGCAATTTTTCCAACCCAAAAAGGTCTTGCCCCATGGCTGTTCTTATTGCTGCTTGACCTTTGTTTTGAGCCATAGCCACTCTACCTGCGGTAGCAGCAGCACCTCTCTGACTTCCCTCAACTCCAGCCTGTAAAGCTTGAGCACCAGCACTTAGCAAAGCGTCTCGCTCTAATTCATAAGCTTCTTTAGGTATAGATAATTCGTCTAAATAGTTTACTTCTAATTTTTTTCTAGCTGCTCCCAAAGCTTTGTCAGCTTCTACTTCTGCTTGTTGTTGTAGTTTTTTTTGCTTATTAGCCTGTATAAAAGAATTAGCAGTGGATGCTGCTGTTACCGCTAAAGATGCTATTGTTGTTACTGCCGCCATATTATATTGCTTTAATCATTTCTTTATTGTACTGGTCTCCAGCCATATAGCCTTCGTCTTCATAGGTCTTAATTAAGCCATCGTGCTTTATTAAAGCATATATGAATTTGCAGCCTGTAGTTTTTACTGTATCAGTAAGTGTTTTAATTAAAAAAGAAATAGCTTGCTGTCTATCTTCTCTATCTCTATATTGTTTGTTAGAAATAATCCAATCTACCCAAGCTACCTTTGAATTTGTCATATATATAAATCCTGCACAAACAGGGGTTTCATTGTCATAAACTATTAGCCCACCTTTGCCGTCATCTGGAAGAAAATCTTTTAATGGTGCTTCCCATTTCCAATCTTTCCACCAACCTACTAAGATGTCTTGATAGTCATCTTCTACGAGTGGTCTAACATTTAATTTCATTTAACTACAAAGATACTAATTTTTAAGGATTGCTTTTCATTACTTCCGATTCCACTGCGAATAATTCAGTTGGTGTTGAATCAGAATTTGTAAGAGTAAACAAACAGTAATGACCTAACAAACCATTTGATTCGACTTGTTGATTTTTTATAAACATTATAAAAGCATCCTGTATAGGTATAGGGGTCACTGCGTTGGCTACAGAAGTATTAATAACTATATTGTTTATACCATTTACTATGTCTATATTTATTGCGCTTACTTGACCTCCAAGCTGAACGGTAGTGTACGAAGGCAAAGAATAATAAAGCATGTCGCCTACACTCAAAATGTTTCCTATTTCAATTAATGGATTAATAGAAAAGTTTATAGTAGTAAAGTTTCCATTTGCATTAACACTAGAACTTCTAGCAATACCACTTACTGAACGCATAGGATACTCTGAGGCGCTTGCGGGGCTTGTTCCATTGTTTCTAACATAAGCAAACCAAGAACCTTCTTTTTGCTCAAACCAACTGTAATCAACAGTAGCTCCTGTTTGAATGTCACTATCTAAAGTTGCAGACCATGATGTGTCAGACTCTAAGTTAATAGTTTTAAATAATTTAGTTTCTAAAGCAGCTTCATTAAACACGGAAGTTATCTGTGAGTTATATTGCACCCCATAATAATTGTTTCTTAATGAATTTGTGTTATGCCTGTAAAGAGCTCCTCCCTTAAAAGAATAAAAATAATTATTCATACCCATCATAAAGTCAGGGAAAAACGAATAAAAAGAAGGCCAACCTTTTGCGCCATCACTATACGATAAGGTATAATTTTCTACAGGGTCTCCAGGTAATGGCTCTACGGAAGGGGTTTGAGGTGGACAAGATACTGAATCATACACCAAGTTATTTTGACCTCCCATATAGCCATGATAGAAACACTGATAACTTATCGTCCCATAATCACCGCTTACCGAAAGAGTAACATCTCCATAAAAGAAATTATAAGTATTTCCGTCTAAAGCTGTTTTTGACCCGGCATTAAATTGCCCTTGGTATTGTATTAAAGATTCTTTGCCTGAATTTAAAAAAGCAATTGGATGTTGTGAAGGAATATTGTTTATTACAAATACCCCTGTGCTTGTTCCGTACACACCGTATGCTCCGTTAAATATATATTGTTGGGCCATTTTTTATTTATTATTGACTACATGTAAAGTCGTTGCAACTTGATACAGTTTGATTAATTTTTCCGCCGCCGCCAGTTCCAACTCCAACCTGTGAAATGGTAGCGCAATAAGTAACTCCCTGAAAAGTATATTGTACAACATTTCCTACGGAGTAAGGTGTTGAAACCCCTCCTTGAAGGTATACTGCTATATTATCACTACAGCCTATTGCTATATAATATGTTGATGCCTGAACAGGAACATTAATAGGAGCATTTACTGGAACTATTACAGGAGGAGGAGCTGTCGGCACTACTGGTACTACTGATGGCACTACTACTGGTACAATAACAGGTACTACCACAGGCGCAGGTATTACTACCGGCGATGAAACAGGTACTACCACAGGCACTGGTGTAGGAGCAACTGGAACTACCACGCTATTGGTGGGGGATAAACAATAGTCAACTATCCCTGAAGTAGGTGCGGGTACTGGAGCAACAGGCACAGAAGCGCCTACAATTAATTCATAAGTAACGCCACTAACTAAGCTTAATCCGTTTAAAGTAACAGTACCACTAGATTCGGGAGAATAAGTACTGCCGTTTCCGCTGTCATCAATATAAGCTTGAAACTCAACAGGCCCTAATATTCCATCTATAACATTACTATAATCAACAGACCATGTTCCAGAACTACCATCGCTTCCTGTAATTACTCCCGATAAAGAACCTGTACCTATATTACTTAAGGTACTAATCCCCATAAAGTTTGCGGTAATTATACCCCCGTTAGTGCTAAATTGAGTTAGTCCTATATCGCTTTGAGTTCCGCTTCCCTTTAACGCAACGCCTCTTGTCTGTAGACCTTGACTAAATATATTAAAAGCACAACCTATTCCGGGTAATTCCTGAGTAGCAACTGTAGGGCTTACACCTGTACCAAATGGAGTAAATGAATTAGGACATCCAAATAAACTTCCCTGATGATACCCTATTTGGGGGGGTAAAGTAGGTATTGTGAAAGAGCCTGCAACAAATTTCCAGCCATTCATATGATTAATTTTATCTACAAATTTACGAATTTAATTGCTTAGATATTTTAAAGCAAAAAACCTGATACTTGAAGTGTAAACTTGTCTTTCATCCCTGCGTTTGCTGATAAGTGAAGAGGCTTAGAATCCCACATGTAACCTTCTCCAGCTTTCCAGTTGTCAGATGTTTTCCATATATTATCTTCTTCAGATTTATACTGCAACATATGCCCAACCTTCCATTCTTCTAAATAAACATTAGCCCTAACTTTTACTCTTTTATCGTCTGGAAATCTTTTTTTTATTTGAAAAAATGTGTCTCTATGTAGTGCAATAGTATTTCCTGGGGGCTGTAGTATAGTAGATACTGTAACCACTTCCATTCCGGTTTGTTTTCCAAGGTCTTTAAAATCAACTTGGTCTTTTGTATACCATAGCTGTTGAATGACAGTGTTGTCTTTAGTGTATGAATCGGCAAGACCGTACTCCTTATGTATATCTGTAAGCTCATCAAGTTGATGTGCTAGACAAGTACCTTTATGAATTGAGTAGTCTTGCATTGGAGGTAAAAAATAACCCCAGTCATAATTTAAGTTTAATTTTTTTATCATGATAATATATATTTATTGGTTATTACTTCGTTTATTCCTGTATTTTCTTTCATCCATAACGCCTCTCTGTAGGTGTTAAGTATAGGCTTTCCTTGTATGTTAAAAGAAGTGTTTAGAATAACAGGATGTATCCCTAAAATATTCCATAAAAAAAGGTTTTGTTCTTTAGTTACTGTTTGCAATCTACAAGTTCCATCTATATGAGTAATTCCGGGTAACTTGTTATCTAAAACTTTAACATTATGAGTCATCCATCTATGCTTTCCGTAGTCTTTAAAATATTTATGAGCATCTTCTTCTCTGCAAACTGCCGCAAAAGGTCTAAACCATTCTCTGTTTTTTACTTCTGAGTTTAATTTTTCCTTTACTCCTTCTTGTGGTAAGCACAGAATAGACCTATTGCCTAATGACCTTGCGCCGTGTTCTCCTCTACCTTGTATCAGTCCAAGTATACTACCCTCACTTAACATATTAGCAACCTCTAAGACGCTAATTTCTTTTTTATCAGGAATGTCATCATAAGGGTCAGAACCTAAATAAGTGCTATCAACAGTCTGTTCTGGTTTTAATAAGCTTAATAAACAACCCAACGCAATTCCCCTATCATCAGCATTTGGAGAAACAAAAGCTTCATAGGTGGTGTTATTTAAAATGTTCATTGCACCGCCGCCCGCAAATTGCAACTCTCTGTCTAAATTTTTAAATATAAAAGGGAGTGCTATATCTGCAAAATTCTTTTCAAATACATATTGATTTGCATAAGCTAAATCTTTTGCTTTGTCACCAGTTTGATTGCATGAACAAAAAATTTCACTCCAATTTTCATGAGCTTTGTTTACAGAATTTGTATCGCTTTTATCATAAAGTTTATTTACATAATCAAAAAGAACATCGTCTCTTTTTCCATAAGAAGATAACCCCATTGCTTTACCAGCATTAGTTAAATTACCCTTAAAAATATCTGGTTCTTTTTTAATGTCATTCATATAATGACCTAAAGCAGCGTAAGGAACACATAAATCTTTTTGAGATTGATGTATTAAAACTGGTGTATTGGGCTTATCCCCTAAGTAAATATTGAAATGACCATCGTCTGAACCTCCATCAAAAGAAACTATTAAAGATTTTTTTGCATTAGATTGATACATAACGTTACAAGCATGAGCTAAATGATGCGGGACATAAACTACGTTAGTGGCTTTTAAATGACTATTATGCTCTTGAGGCCAAGAGTTTACCATTGCAAAATCATATTCTTTTGCATTGTATTTAAATTCAAAGTAGCTTAAAATTTCACTTAAAATTTCTAATGGATTTTCTATAGGAAAATAATAAAAAAAAGCAGCGTTTTTTATTTGAACCCATCTTTCTAATTCTACAACTTCTAATATATCCCCACCATAAGATATTGCTATTGATGCATTGTGAGACCCGTGTACTCCTAGATTAAATTTTGCCATAATATAATTCACCCCACAAGTCTTGCCAATTATAAGGCTCTACCTCCCAAGGATATTTATTGTATTTAATTTCTTTTCTCTCAAAATTCAACGACTTTCTGTGATTATCAATTTTATTATTATAACCTCTTAATATATTTATATAGTCGGTGTAAGTAGACATTCTTGAACCAAAAAAATTATGTGCATTACAGCAAATAAGAGTGTCTAAAACCACGTCTTCATTATAACTTTTTTCTTTTAAATCTTTTAAAAACAATATATTGTACTTTTCTTTTAAAAAATCAAACATACTTAAATCTGTTTCATCAGTCGCAATGTATAAAGGTACTGATTTTCTGACTCTTCCGTCTAAAAGATTTTCTAAATTTTTATAAAGGTCTTCAGTCCAGGTTGTTTGAGTGTATTTAAAATCACCTCTTCTTACATGAATAGCATCATAATCCCCGGGCATTAATTCTTTTGCCTTTATATAAAACTTTTCTTTAAACCTTATACCGTCTCTTACTTTTTGCTGTATTATTCTTCTCGCTTTATCATTAGGAGGATATACGTGGTATCCAAAATGCCCTAATAAATTTCTAGGAAAATGTATAATTTCATCATCACACATAATATCATAAAGCTCTCTATTGTCAGAATTAAACTCATTAAAATGATTTATGTCTTCTATTCCTTGATAAATTAATCCTCTATTTATAAAGTTTTGAGGCCCCCAATTTATATATTTATCATTATCAAAAAGAATGCACTTAATATCGTCAACTATATTTTCGTAATATTGTATATCAGATGAGTATTTTATTAAAGAAGTGTCTTCATACTCAACACAATCAAAATTAGATGTAAAGGATTTCTTATCTAAAAAATCCCACATATTAAAAAAAGAATTTTTTTCTTGATGCTCAGATAAAAACAAACAATAACCATTTGGCGGAAGTATAATTTTTCTTCCTGAAATATAAGATATAGCACCTATCATTTCATAGCACATTCTTATATTATTCCATCCTCCCCACCACCAATCAAAAGAAACGTATTTATTATTCACTTTTAGATGACTGAATTAATTCCCTAGGGGTTGAATAATTTAAAAATTCACGCCTATAAATAGTTTTACCATTATCAGGAGATTCGTATATATATATTTTATCCTTCATAGGGGGTAAATGGTTCTTTAAAAGTAAAATGAGTATATAGATTATCAAAGTAAGTACCTTGATAAGCGTCTAATCTTCCGTGAATGCAACAACCTGATTCAAACATAATCATTTGTCCAGGCTCTACATCTACTCCCCACCATTGTTTGTCATGGTCTTGAATGTTTAAATTCCAAGGAGCATCTTTTCCTAGAGTAATACTTGATGCTATGTGATGAGTATCTTGTCTATCAAAATGACTATTAAAAACAGTATCATTAGTGTAGCTTCTAACGCCATAAACAACAGCTGGAGTTAATTCTCTACCACACCATTCCTCGTGATATCGTAACATTTTTGTTTTTATAAAATTAATAAACTCAGGATGTTGATTTATATCTTGAACAAAACTTTTTTTACCTCCATCATAATGTTCTTTTCCTTCATAAGTTTCTTCTTGTAATTTAGAACGGTCATAAAAATTAGACAATATGCTATATATAGCTGGAGGAACATCTAAAACTTGAAATCCTTTTTTGGTACTTCTTGTTATTAATTCAGGAGGCTGTGGATTATAAGGAACATAGTCTCTATTTTCTTTTATTAAAACCATAATTTTATTTAATTAAAGTAAAATTAATAAAAATTATTGACTACATCTAAAATCAGTACAGCTATTAACACTAAAATTAATAAGACCCGCTTTGCTAGAAGGTTGAGAAACTGCTTGTTGTATTGTTCCGCAAATAGTTACACCAGCTTGAGTGTATTGTACAACAGTTCCGTTACTGAAAAATTGATTTCCTTTTAAAACATCAATTTGACTAGTGTCACATTGTTTTACATTATAAAAGTACCCTGTTACTACAGGTGCTACAACCGGTGCTGCAACTGGAGGTGCTAAAGGCACTACTACAGGTACAAAAACTGGAGGTGTTGTTGGAGGCGCTACTGGCGCAGCCGGTATATTAACCGGTGCTACAACCGGCGCTACAACTGGCGCTACTACAGGTGGTGGCGCTGTAGGCGCTGTAGGCGTAGGCGTAGGCGTAGGCACAGGAGCTGCCGGAACTGGAACTGGTACTGGCGCTACTGGAGTTGGCACTGGAGTAGGTGTCACACAAGATTGTGCAGCCAATAAAACTCCTGATGTTTGCTGTCTAACTTCTACGTTATCTGAATAAAATCCATTAGGAGCAATTGCACTTAAATCAGCATTAGTATAAATAGTTGTTGCACTTGCAAAACTTGCTGTATCAAAATAATATGTATTTCTAGTTGCCATTTTTTTATTTTTAAGTGCAAGAAGTTATTGATGCTTGACCGTTACTATTGTTTATTTCTATTGCTAATCCATTTCCACTTCCACACGAAGAGCCTTGATACCATACTTTAGAAGTGGTTGGTATTACATCTGGAAAAGTTTGGTATTTATCAGTATTTAAATAAACAACATTAGAGTTCGCTAAACACGCAGTACTTCCGCTGTGGAAATACTGAGAAGTTCCCGTTGAAGGTCCACTACTACAGGCATCAGTGGTATTGGTCCAACTTGTAGTGTAAGTAGTCATTGAAAATGATTGTAAACAAGAAACGTAATCTTGTAAATATGCAGGAGTAGTGGTAAAGCCCTCATTAATTCCAACTATAATACCAGGTGCTCCATTATCAGCACTTCTTGAAATTCCGTATAACAATGAAACATTAGTAGTTGGGTCTCTTCCATCAAATATATCATATGCTTGAGGCTGCGCGTTAGTTTTTGTTACTATTATCTGTTTGCTAAGAGAAATTGCAGTATTTATATCTTCAACTGTCTTAATATTAATTCCGTTTGTACCATATCCACCGTACCATAAATAAACTGGTAAACTACTAGAAGTATTATAGCTACAACAGGTTGCAATACCACTGCCACCTACGGTAACGCCTTGACCTTCCCAATTATTTATATACCAAGAGGCATATACAGCAGCAACTGGCGCTGGAACGGGTACAGGAGTAAACACTGGAACTGGAGTAGGAAGTACTACAGGCACAGGCACAGGCACTACAGGCACTGGAATAGGAACTATTGGCGCTGGCTGTGGAACTGGCACTGGAATAGGCACTATAGGCGCAGGTATTGGTACTATAGGCGCAGGTATTGGTACTATAGGTGCAGGTATTGGTACTACTGGCGCAGGAATAGGCACTGGAATAGGTACTACAGGCACTGGAATAGGCACTGGAATAGGTGCTACAGGTGTTACTACTGGCGCAGGAATAGGCACTGGAATAGGTGCTACAGGCGCAGGAATAGGCACTGGAATAGGTACTACAGGCGTTACTACTGGCACTGGAATAGGTGCTACAGGTGTTACTACTGGCGCAGGAATAGGCACTGGAATAGGTGCTACAGGCGCAGGAATAGGCACTGGAATAGGTACTACAGGCGTTACTACTGGCACTGGAATAGGGCTTGGTACTACTGGCACTGGAATAGGCGTAGGACTAACAGGCACAGGAACAGGCACAACTGGTGTAGGTGTTAAACATGTGCTACAATTAGTATGATATGATGTAGGAGTTATTGAAGTTCCTGAAAGAGAAGTTGCATATACTTCCCAACATTGTCCAGCGTAATTTAATGCAGTCCCTAAAGTTAAAGAACCAGAAACCCCAACATCAAAAAGCTGAAGGGTTGTACATTGTCTTAAAGTATAATAGAAAAAAGAAACAGGCACAGGCACTGGAATAGGAGTTGGTATAGGTGCAACTGGTGTAGGTGTAGGTATCGGCACTGGTGTTATCGGCACAGGCACTGGTGTTATTACTGGCGCTACAACCGGCACTGGAATAGGAATAGGAACGGGTATTACCACTGGCACTGGAATAGGTGCTACTGAACAAACTCCAGATGTGTCTATATTTGAAACAGTTCCTAAACTTGTAAATCTAAATATTGCTGATGAAACTCCACCACCTGTATTAGGTTCTCTTACACCGGAATATGTATTTCCGCCTGCATAAACTGTTGTTAAAGCAGCATCAATATAAAATACTGTACTATTAACAAACGTAGTGGCAAAAGAAGATGAAATTGAATATAAAGTTGCATTTGTAATTGGACAATTTGCTGGACTAGCAATAGTTCCTAAAAATGATATTTGCCATGTATATACAGTTGCGACTGGAACTGGAGAAACAGGCACAGGCACTGGAACAGGCACACATCCATTACAAGCATCAGATGATGAAACATCAGAAAAACATAATGATTTTGCAGTTGATTTTCTGTAATCCCATATTAGATATAGGTTAGTTCCTGTGCTTGGCATTAAAAAACTAGCTTCAAAATCCCCTGGAATTTGACCTGTAGTTATAGGAGAAGCGTCTTGAGCAACTGAAAGTAAAGATTGAATTTGAGCTCCTGTGTTTTGATAAAGAGTAGAAGTCCTTAAATATTTTAATTTATTAGAAGCAGTATTAAACACATAATTATCAGTGCTTGTTTTTCTGCTTATTATTGTAACATTAGCTCCATTTGCAGGAATTAAACCTGCTCCTTGAGGACCTCCAAATAAACTATATTGAGATACAATAGGATTTACGGAACTAGAAGAAAATACAACTTTTTCTGATTTTGTAGTAGAATCAAAATTACCATCACTCCATCTATATGCATTTGTAATAGTTTGAGTTGCTTCGTTATTACTTGTTATGGCTATGTTATATACATTTAAAATTTCTGACAAAGGACACTCAACAGTTACTGAAATATTATCAGGAGTAAGTGATGAGGTAGAAACCGAAACTTGAGCTTCAGTAACACTAACTACGTCTTTGTTAAACGATAATGTTCCACTAGAAAATACTTCTCCTGTGGTATAAGTAATTCCATTGTAAATAATAGAAATAGTATAACCAGTTCCAGTAAAAGCACTTTCTGTTACTATATCATCGCTGTTTAATTGTGTGACTACTAAATTAGTTGATGACGATTCAGAAGATATGTCATCCGTACCCTCTATAGGTATAACGTAATTTACATTAACAACTCCTACAAATCCAGTTACATCTACGCAATAATTTGTAGGTATGTTTGGAGTAAGTGTTAAGTCTCTTTCTATACCACAATTTATACAAACTTCAGGAACAGCAGGCTGTCCATAAATGTTAGAAGACAAAACATATTCATTCATATAAGGGTCAAAGCCACCTATTTTTTGAGTATTAAAGCTATCAATAAATAAATCTCTAAACCAACCTCTCATTCCAGCTTCTGAAATAACTTGTAATTGTTCAGATTGACCACGGTCTCCGGTAAGGCTTATAACAGCTCCTCTTTTTGCGTCAGTAAAATATTTAGTTCTTCCCCATACGGCAAAGCTTTCAGGATTATTGCTTATTCCAAATTCTTCTATTCTAGCTATTTGTTTTCCTAAAACTTGAGGAACAGCAGTAATTACTCCACCGCCAACTGCATCACTTAATAAGTTTACACCAGTTAAAACATAAGATATCTTATCTTCTTGTAATACAAGAATATCCGTTTCTCTTGCAAATAATTTTTGAATAGGTCCAAAAGTATCTTCTAGTGGTTTAAAATTAAGAAGACCTAAATTAAATTCATTTAACTTATTAGTATTTGTTTCGTCATTATAAACTCCACTATAAGTAAGGTCAGCAAATCTATTAGCTTCTTTAAATAAAGTATTAGTTGTAGTAGTAACTCTACTTCCAAATCCTAAAGGCTTACCATTAATGGCATCTCTTATTTTATAACTCTCAACACCATTACCAAAAGAAAAACAATTAAAAAATCCGGTGTTGCATATAGCCGATATACCGGCTGATTGATTTTGTAAATTACCTTGATGATGTCCTAAATTATTAATAGGAAATGATAAGTCATTTTCATACCATATATCGGGGGCTGAATCTAAGGGTTGTGTTTCAAAAACTAATCCATCTCCTGCTCTAAGAATACTTATCTGAGCATTTACAAATGACCTTTTATCGTTACTGCTACCACAAGAACTTGTTCCTGTTATGAGTAAAAAAACTTGATTAGTAGTAGTGTTTCTATAAAAGAAATAATAGTTAGTACTAAATGAAAAAGATGTGTTTACCCTTCCTGGGTCTGCAGGCCCTTCGTTATAACCCGGATATCCGGGTAAAAAACTTGCTGTAGAAACTTCATTTGTTATAGCGGCATTCCCTGGTGTTGAACCTGTATTATTAATAACAGTTTGAGTTCCATCATTTAATCTTTCAGCTATATTATCTCCTATAAACCAATTATAAATAGCAGGAACATTTCCGCTAGGAAGATATGTTTTAGAAGAGGTAAGAGTTAATTTTAAATTATAAATCCTTGTATCACAGGTTGATGTTCCGTTTCTTGATTGATTTATGTCTATGGTAATTCTACTTCCTTCTGGAATAGTATAATTATTATATGTTGAGCCTGAAATATTAGGGTCAGCTCCCACTAAACTTAAATTATATTTTAGCAAAGGATAGTTGTCACTTCCATTAGGAGAGCGAACTTGACTGTAAGGTAAATCTACAGTTGCATTATCTTCAAAAGTGCTATTAAAATTACTAGGATTAATTTTCATATAAACTCCTCCAGGAATAGGAGTGTTTATAGGATTACCATCAGCATCATTTACTCCAGTTGGAATAGTTAAAAAGTTTGAAGACTGTGCTTTTTTTTCTAAAACAGTAGCAACTGGACAAGTTTGAGTAGCTCCATCGCTATCTCTTTTAACTATTAACCTATCACCTTCTTCAACTTTTCCAGCGTTATCTCCTTCTAATAAATAATAAACTGAATTATTAGTAGGGTCATTAAAAAAAGTTGTAACAAAAATAGTTTCGTAAGTATCTTCACTAGGTTTTAAAACAAATTTATATCTAGTAGCCCAGTTTGGAGCTAATTGTTGAGGAGGTATAGTTACTTTTAATTCATTTCTATTAACAGAATTTAGACAAGGAACTTGTATGGTATTTTGAGGACTAACTAAAGCTGTAGTTGAACGATTAAATTCATCCATATAAACCAATCCTACCTCATAACCTCTATTACTATGTAAACTTCCGGGATTAGAAATTTTCTGAAAACGAGCTTCATGCTGAATAATGCTATAAAATTCAATAGCGCCTATTCCCGTACTAGTATTTGAAAAATTCATACCTACAGTTTGAAATCCTATAGCATTGCTTCCAGGAGTAGATATTATTTCTAAAGGTCCAAGAAATTGATTTACGCCACTCATAGTTTTTTCATGAGTACCGCCTAAGTTTTGAGGTATGTTAGCATTAGTAAAATCTGTCAATGTAACTCCAAGAGATGCATTAGGAACAGTTTGAATGTTTGCAACTGTACCTACTTTTTCTATAAAATCAGTACTTGTAGCTAAATCATATACATTAGAAAAGTCAGTAGGAAGAATGTATTCAAAAGAAACACCTACATTTAAAGTGTTTGAGCTAGGTAGGTCTAAAGCATTAGACCAAGAGTTATGAGTAAAAGTATAAGACAAATCAATTGCGCTTCCTGCACTTAAAGTAATACCTGTTAAATCAACATAAACAACAGCATTTTCTATATCAGTAATTCCAATTCCTATAGGAGCATTGTAAACACCTACTCCAGTGCTAGTTGAAAGTTGTTCTAATCCAATACTTGTAGATAATAAACTAGCAACATATTCTAATTTTAAATTATTGTTAAACCTATCTACTAAATTATATCCCTCTAAATAGTTACCATAAACCAATCTATTCCCCATTAGGGTTTGTGATTTGGCTGTTCTTGGAACGTTATCGTAAAGTCTTAATATTTCAGATTCGGGTAATAACGTAAATATTTTGCTGTCAGAAAAAGTAAAACTATAATCAGTATCATCTGCATATCCTAAGTTTTCTTTATTAAATTTTTCAATTACTTTTATAAATGTATTTGTACTTTCTTTAAACAACAATTCAATAGCAACAACTAATGGGCCACCTGAATTATAAGTAACTATGGCGGTATTAGCACTGTTTACCATTCCTTCGTTAAGAAAACTATTAGTGCTTAAATTAAAAGAACCTGGGTCAAACGCTGGTTTACTGAATTGAGATATAGCAGAATACTCTCCATTTGCATATTGATATCTATAAGAAAATGATATAAATCTTGTTTCTAAAAAGTTTTCATTTAGTCCAGGTAATATTAAGGTCTGAATAGTTGGAGATGTAACCGGAGGTCTTTTAATAACTAAAATAGACTCTGCACTAAATTGGTCTAAATTATTTACAGGTTCAGGATAATTTTTAGTTATATCAATTACCCTTGGAGGATTAATGTTATCTGTAAAAAATAATAAATTATCTACTAAATTAATTCCTGTTATTAAATAAGATAGATTAAAATCTAAAGTAGTGTTTGAGTTATTTCCAGAGTTTATACTAATTACATGATACTTTAAAGTATTAGTATTAGTGTTGTAAGAAAGTATTAAATCTAATTCACCGCTTAATCCATCGGTAAACCTTGGGTCATGAACAAACCAGTATAAAGTTTCATTAGCGCCATCTTCAAAAGCGCCTATACATTTTGCATTTAAACTTAAAGAAACTCCATTATAAGATAAAGCAGTTAAAAGAGTATTACCTTTTGAATTTTCTACAGCTCCTATTTCAGAGTCTTCAGTTGAACCTAATCTAACATTTAACGCATCAATGTATTCGCCTTGAGGCACAAGCCTTTCGTCAAGGCTTTTATTCATACGTCCTCTTATAAAATTTCTGGTAATATTTGCCATGCTTATTTAATCCACTTGTTATCTCCCCTTAAATTCATTAATAATCTACCAGGGTGAATATTGCTAAGTCTTATTTTTGCGTTTCTTAAAAGCGCTGACTTGTCTTTTCTAGCTCTATTTATTATGTATTCTTGAACATTAAATTTACTGTTTAATAGGGCGTATTTTATTGAAGCATAAATATACTCTTCAAAAAGTTTATTTACAGTAACTAAAGAGTCATTACCACTCTCCATACCATCTGAAACATATTCTAGAACACAGTTTTCGTTTAACATAGTAGAATCAAAATTAATTACACCTGCTTTTTTATCAATTCTAAAAGTTGGGTTAACATTAGCCGTTTCAGTATTCAACCCATATCTAGCACCAATAGAGTATTCAGCAAATCCACCGGTAGCGCTGTTATCAGCAACCTGGTCTGACGCATTATTTTGATTTAAATATATGCTATTTTGTTGTCCATTTTTTCTTTCAGTATCTAAAGAAGACGCATCGGTTATAATAGTTCCATTACCATTAAAACTTAACGCTCCTGTATTGCTTTGTAAATAAGAAATAGCTGAATTAACTTGTATGTTTTCATTAAGAGGTCTAAGCCAACCATTTTTATATAAAGAAATTCTAACCCAATTAACATAATCAGAAGGTAAAACAAAAGTTAAATTAGAGTATACCGTAAGTTCTAATGCTTTAATTTCCTTAAATGCGTCATAATTTAATTCTTGAATAGCTCTTTTAGCATGAAATAATATTTTAAATCTTTCCTCATTGTTTACAGAGGAATGGTTTCCTGTGTGTATTAATTGAAAATTATTTACTACATCTTCCAGACTAACGTATTGATATGAGCCCCAATTAGCATTAGTAGGAGCTGCCCCTGCGTTTTCGTAATATTGATATTGTGATAAGTATGCCATGCTATTGTTCTTGGTTTTCTTGTTGTTCTATTGATTGACCAAATTGTACAGCAGCTATTTCTCTTATAGACATTCCGGCGTACTGTAATATTCTTGACACTAAATTATTTACATCATCTGGAGGTAACTCAAAATCTTGATAATCAGATTGAGACTGGTCAAAAATAGGTTGACCTCCCGTGAGAGAAACATAAGTCCATTTAGGGTCTTGCGGGTATCTAATGTATTGACTAACAACTCTACCTACAGAAACTATATTATTTGGATATAAAGTTAATAAATCTCCTTCTTGAGTATATGATGGAAATGTAATATTTGGAGCTGTCAATAAAGACTTATTTAGCATTGTTATTTTACTGTGATTAACTTGCTCGGCTTCATTAACTAAATTTGATGACTTGTAAATAGCATAATCAATTCCAGTTGTAATTAAAACGGAACTGTTTATTTGTATTTGATTTTCAGCAGGTATAGCTACAACAGTTAAATTAGAAACCACCCCTGGAGTTAAAGAAACAGATACAGTATCACCAACAGAAACTCCGTCACTTTGAAAAGTTGCATTAGCATTAATTAAAAAATTACCTCCATTAACTTGTGTAGTAGCTCCTGATGAGGTTATGGTTTTATATATTAAAACTTTATTTATTAAATAATAATCACTTCCTGTAGTAGATGCTGACGGAGCGTAATAAAGATTACTATTAAAATTTCCTAAACTATTTGTTAAAGAAAAAGTATCTATAACTTCTTCATATCCTTTTTTAATATCGGCGTATCCAGTTCCAGATACTCTTCCATTTTCTTGATTAACTTGAGTGTTATAACCTATAAAATATTCATCAAAAATATCTAGTTGCGCTTGTTTAGCAAACAGATTAAAGTCTGATGGAGATATGTAACCGTAATTATTCTTGTTAAGTATAGCAAGAACTGTATTTCTAACAGCGTTTATCATCGCTTTCTTTTTTACAAAGATAAGCAAAAAAAAAGAGGTCAATTATTTTTGACCTCTCTTGCTTTTATGTATTATTTATATTAGTTTCTCTAACATTTTTAATGAATCCACGCCATCATCGCTTTGTAAATAAGAGGACACTATATATATAGGGTCTTCTCCAAAAGGAACAGTTAACATTTTCTTTTTGTTAGAAGAAGTGTTAAACCATACTTCTTTTTGTTTATTTCTAAAAGTTAATAAACTTTTGTCAAAAAATAATTGAATAGTAGACTGCAATTTAAGCAGTGGGTCATTAATTATTTTCATAAACTCCTCTGGATTTTCTCTAACGTAAATTAAAATGTCTCTTCTTAATTCTGCAGTAGTTACTTTAGAGGTATCTTTTCCTAATATAACCCTAGAAATAGTTTCTAATTGGTCTAGTGACAAAGACTTAGCTTCAATTAAAGCGTCAACTTCTAAGTTTAATAAATCTACCTCTTTTTGAGCATCTTTTTCTTCATTTACTTCAATATATTTTAAACCATTAAGTGGGTGATAATGTAAAAACTCTTGTAAAACTGGGTTTGATTTTGGAACTCTTAAAAAACCATCTAAAAAATCAACTGGTCTTCTGATTATGTTACCATCTTGTTCATCTTCAAAAGGAGACTTTTGATTAGAAGAATATCTTAAAACTCTATTTATCCCTTTTTCTTCATCAAACCACAATAAAGGTTGTCTTGCTGAACCGCTAGAAGGAAGTAAAAATGAGATTGGAGCATCGCCCCTAGTTAGTTTGTAGACTTTGTCTACGAATGTTTTATTTTTTTTCATTATATAAGATTTAATTAAATTTTAAAAAAAAGGGAGGCGGTTAAACCTCCCTTAATAAATACTACTCTTGGAATAAGAAGAAGTTGTTTGCACCTAAAGTACATACAGCTCTCTCAGACAAGAAATGAACTTCCATAGCATCTAAGCTTGAAGTTTGTGCACCGCCAGCAGAACCTGTAATCCAAGTTTTGTAACGTCTGTCCTCAGTCTCAGAAGCTCTGTAACGAACATGTAAGAAAGGACGCTTTGCATTTTTACCTAAAATCTGGTCATATACTGTAGTAGAACCAGCTGGTACTAATAGTCCGTTTACACGTCCTGAGTTAGCTCCAGTAGGAAGACCACCACGCATAGTTGGGTCATTTAAGTATTTCCAGTCAGACTTATAAAAGTCATAACCTCTACGGAATCCAGTAAATCCAAGGTTTAATGCCATGTCTTTGTCATTGTCAAACAAACCATAAGATGTTCCACCAGCTCCATAAGAGTTTTGTGCAGCTAACATGTCGTCAATATCAAATCCAAAGTCTCTATCTACGAAAATAACATTTTCTTCAATAGAACCTTGCTTATCTAAACGAGAGATAATTGCGTCAAAATCTGCAAGTGCAGCAGGATTTCCACCACCCCATACATTTCCTCTGTTATTAACCACATAGAAGATACCTTCAGAACCTTTGTTCCCTACATCTCCTGTAGCTGCAATTGCTCCACTACCAGCTTCAGCAGGTACGGCTTCAATCATTGCAGTCTCTAAGTAGTCATCAAAACGTAGTCTTGTTTCGTGCTCAGATTTTAAATACCATAGGTATCCACTAGCTCCATTTTCAGTAGTTATTTCTATCCACCCAATTTGCGCCATATCTGAACCGCTAACCGCATACTTATCTTTGATGATAATTGGTGAGTTAGAGAAGATAACGTCATCAGCCTCTAAAGAGCCAACCATTCCATTTGTTCCTTTTTTAAATTCAGAACCGTAAATAAATACAGTAAACTTATTAGCTGCTGCTGCATTAGTAAATCCTGCTGCTTCGTAAAAAGCTACATCAAAAGTACCGTTTGCTGTAGAAACAGCCGTAACAATTGCTTTATTGTTAGAGCCAGCTGCATTTTCAGTTATCATTACTGTTTGACCTACTCTGATAGCAATACTTCCAGTTCCTGGAATTAAAGCATCATTAACCGTAAATTGAGCAACTGTAACTGGTCCTGCTGCTGCTGTTGTACAGTCTACATATTTAGTGTGTAACCTTCCTTGTTCTGCCCATTTAATAAGGTCAGAGTTTGAAGGCATTTCAGCTCCTACTAAACGTAGGAACGATGCAACGGTACGATTACCGTATCTTTCGAATTCCTTTTCATAAGTATCAGGTAGATACTGATTTAAGAAATCGAAGTTAGTTATATAATTTGTACTCAATGGTACTTGTTCCGCACTGGGTTGTAAAGCAAACCCTGGGGCTACTTGAACTGCTCCTGCCATAATAATTAATTTTTAAAATTTATTTTCGTTTAATACTTCTAATTTTTAAGCCTCGTCCCGAATCAGGGTTAACTGACTTAACTGTCATTCCTCCTTTATTAGTTACTTCAGGTGCTCTGCGTTCACTCATGTTTATATTTTTAGTTTTACGCATTACATCTTGAGTAGCCTCTGATTTGCCTTGTTCAAAAAAGAACTGTGCAAATTTATCTGGATTCATGGCGATTGATAAAGCTCTGTGATATCCAGCAGCATCTTTCATTAAACCTTTATCATCAAGAAACTTATTTATAAAGTTCATTGGTGTATCTTGGTTTTTTTTAATAGACTGTGTATCACCAGGAGAAAAGGTTACTGTTTTGTCGTCAAGTGCGAAATCAAAACCTTTGAAATCATCAGTAAACACTTCGTTAGTTTTTTTTACAAACCAACTTCGCTTTGCCTCATTTTCCTGTTGTTGAGTTTTAACAGATTCTAAATATTGCCTATAATCTTGAAGCTCTTCATTTTCGCCTTCAGAATTAACAGCCGGTCTCGACTCAAGAGGCTGTTTGTACAATTCTTTTTGCTCATTAAAGAACTTTTTTGCTTTAGCAATAATTTTTTTCTTTGCTAGTTTAGTCTTTTTAATTACAGACTCATCATCTAGGTCTTCATCATAAGAATAATCCTCCATAAGAGAATCAATATCTTCAGGGTCTAAACCTTCTCCTTCTGTAATAGTCAAATACTCTCTTAGCAAAGAGTCAGGATTCATAGAACTAAAATCTTGTTGTAGTTTAACAAAATCTTGAATATCTCTTCCTGTTTCTTTTTTGTATTTAAAGTAAGCAGCGACATCTTCAGGAAGCTCTTCAGCTTCCTTTCTTTCAGCCATTAAATCATCAAATGAGTTAATCTCCTTACCGTATCTTTTTCCAATATATGAAAGAACATCTTCTTCTTTTAAGTCATAAGGTTGCTCTGCAACCTCCTCAACATAAGCTTCTTCTTTATCATCTTCCTTTACGGAAGAATCTTCTTTATCTTTTTCAAAATTTAAATCTACTTTTTCTGTTTCACTTGTTTCTGAAGTATCATTAAACTGGTCTTCATGCTTTTGAAGTAATTCATTTTCTACTTCTTGCATTGATTTTTCTTCTGTAGCTTCTATAGCTCTTACTTTTATTTCCATTAGATATGATTTAAATTAAATTTTATAAGTTTACCTTGGTTCAAATTCTGACAAATCAAAACCATCTAAACTATCTTCATTAGATTCAAAATTCTGTGGAGGTAAATTATTTTTACGTTGTGTAATCAATTTACTTTGTTCAGTATTCTGTTGACTAATTCTTTCACTTTTCGCTTGTTCTCTTTGAGTTTCTCTTTGAGACAAAGCTCCTTCGTCTATTCCTCTAAGCTGTAAATTATAAGAAAATTCTTGCTCCATAAGTTGAGCTTTAAGCTGTGCCTCTGTTTTATTTTTTTCTATTTCAAAAGCAATTTCAGCTTGTTTAACTTTTATTTTAGATTGAGTTTCTAGCTCTACTTTTTGCATAGAAACTTGAGCTGCCATTTCTTGTGATTTTAATTGCTGCTGAGATATCATGGCTTGCTGTTGCATTTTCATTTTCTCTTCGCGCTCTTGTTTAGATGTGCGTTTTAATTTAAGCAATTGATTAGCTAACTTTAAGTTTCTAATTTCTCTTATATCAATAGCATCTTCAAGATTTATATCTCCTTTAGATAAAGCCATTTGAATGTTTTGTTCTAACATTGCTTTTTGTTCTTCATCTGGAGACAACTCTATAAATACACCAAAGTCATAAATATATAGTTGACTTATCTCTCCTAATATACTTACGTTATACTTACCTATTTTATTTATAAAGTCTTCTTTAAAGTCTGCATACTCTAAAATATCTGCAACCCTATACGTTAACGCTTCGGCTAACGTACGATATATGTAAAGACTTCCATCTAATATATGTCTAGTTGCTGTATTTGAGTTTAATGCTGCTAATTTTTGTACACCTACCAAAGAATCAGATGAAGGGGTAGAACCGTCCCTGGCTTCATTTAAGCCTGTTACAGAGCGAATCATCTCTAAGTAGTGGTTATAGTTAGCTATAAGCATTTGTGTCTTAGAAGCGCCTGAATTGCTTGTGAGCTGCTGTATAGGTATTTTACCTTGATTGTATTCGCCCTCTTGAGTATAACTTCTACCCACTACACTACCTGTTTGAAAGTATAAACGTAATGCGTCTGAAGGGTCATATGAAGCTCCTGTCCCCAGGTCAACCTCATTTAAACCATCTGCATCTATATACACCCCATCAGGGACTGTTCTTGCAATAACTTGTTGTAACTTTAAATGAGTAATCTGAATTAAATCAGCAAAAGGAATCATACGTCTAACTAAAGACTCAATAACACCTTTATACATTCTTGGAGCAACCGCAACGTAATTTGGTATAGCATGCTGAGAAGCTGATTGAGGACGAACCATATTTTCTGCAAGTTCCCACTTAAGAATAATATTAGTTCCCATAACCATTATACCATCATACCATACGTCAATAGTTTTTTCCATTTTTTCAAACCTTCCTTCGTCCATCATATCTTGAGGAGGATTAAAAGTGTCATCTTTTTCAATTACTTTAGAGCCGCCACCCTCTAATATTCTTTTTTTATAAACCATCTTTTTAGTGGTCTTATAATTAAAGTACATTAAAGTACAAGTATCACGAGAAAAAATATCGTTGTCATAAAATTGAGCTACATTATAATAATCATACCAACTTTGACTATATCTTGATATTTCTTCTAAATCATCATTAGTAATATCAGGGTCTATTTTTACAAGCTCAGTTAGGGGCAATGTTTTAATTTCTCCCCAATAAAAACAATCTTTAAAATGAGGGTCTTCAGTATAACTATAAACTACATTTGAAGGGTCTACATATGATATTTGAACACCTGCTCCAGGAAGAAATTCATGTTTAGCTACAGATATTCCTATTACAGTAGCATCATAATCTATTTGTTTACGAATATCATCATAATGATTTTCTGCAAACATTGTATCTATAGCCTCTTCTTCCGCAATCTCAATTGCTGGCTTATAGTTTAAGTTCATGTATAATGAAAGTTCCTCATCTGAATTAGGTAATTCATCAGGGTCCATTACAAAAGGGTCTACTCCTGTCTTTTCTTGAATACTTTGAAGTATAGGTTTAGCAGCCATCTGACCTTCAACCATATCTTGGTATTTACTTCTTTTAGATTGAGACAATGCGTCTTGAGCATAGGCCTTAACTTTAAATTCCCTATCCTGCATACCATTAACCACAATGTCCACAAACTTAGGAAGTATAGGAACTGGAGTCCAATCTAAATTAAGATAAGATAAATCTCCATCAATTGATAATTCATTTTTGTATTTAGCTACAGACTGTTCGCCTCTTGCATATAAACGCAGTCTGTGAAAGTCTCTCCATTGATTGTAATATCTACACTGATTTCCATCTTTTCTAAACCATTCATACTGAATAGCCTGTCCTATCTGTAAACCGAATTCGTTCGTAGCTTTTTCAGCATCTGAAACGAATTGACTTGGAAAGCCTGCAGATGTAATGTCTATTGTAACATCTTTCATCTATCTAATTAATTCACTTAAAGTTCCGTTATTTGTATACCTGGCAAAGTTAAGGTTTATTTTTGATTGTTTTTTCTCAACTTGATACATGTGTTTTTGTGTAGCCATAATAGCTAACCCTGAACTAATACTTGCGTCAAATTTAGTTCTGTTTGAAATATCAAACTTAGCCCAGTCCTCTAAAGTCCTCATAAACAGCATAGAACCCATGTCGTCTTTTTCTCTAAAAGCACCGTCCATATCTAAACCTACATACTTTTCTATGTAAGATTCAATAGCAGCAGCGTGAGATTGTTTAACATCTTCGGAACTGTTAGGTATACCTCCAAGTTCTTTTTCTGTTTTAGATAACTTTGACAAACGTTTGTCTGGACGGTTAATAGAGTATGGTCTATACCCTCTATTTTTAAAATGATACAACAGCCTAGGCTTGTTGTTTTCTATAAGTATAGGCATTCCATAAAACACACAAGCCATTAGCACTTCTTCAAAAAACATTTCCGCAGTTTGAGGTCGAGCCACATACTCTAGAAAAAACTCATTAGATGGAGCTTCCTCCATATTAAACTTTGTAAGGCCATGTAGAGCTCCGTTTGAACCCCCACCACCTACAGTTCCAGATATGTCGTAAGAATCACATCCAAACGCTCCTATGTGCTCGTTCCCTGGATACTTTAGTCCATTTCTTTCTATTATGTTATTCTGCAATTGTTTTGGAGGAACCCAGGTTACAAAAAACCTTCCCCTGTTGTCAGGACTAAAAGCTACTTTTTTATCTTTTATTCCATTCTCCCAATAAAAATTTCCTCTAGTTAAATGATGCTCTTGTATTAACGAATCATTATAGTCTATCTGCTGATATATTTTTGTAAGGTTAAAAAGAGATGACTTGCTTTCATCCCTAAAAGCGTGAGACTCTGTTCTAGGAAACTGTCTATAAAATTCATTCAATGCATCAGCATCAGATTTTAAAGAATCAACTTCAGCTTCCCAGTAATCAATTGCTCCATTTATTATCCACTCTCCGTCTACTCCTTTTGTTTTTTGAGAAGGAACTCTTAACACAGGCATTCCATGTATATCAATAAACCCTTCCATGTTTAATTCCATAGGGATAAACAAAGAATACATTCCGCTTCTGGTTTGACCATTTGCGTTTCTTGTCTGTATGTTAGAGTCTTCGTATAATTTTTTAAAGTTCGCTCCTCCCTTGTCCAAAGCATTTGAGGTAGAGCCCATTAAACATTTTCCTATAACCTTACTTCCTAATCGCAAGCAGGTTTTAGTTACCCTCCAGTTATTTAATATATTATTAGGCTTAATCCATTTGCCGCTTTCATCATGAACTAAAAGCAATAACTTCTCTCCATCATAGGAGTTGTCATCTGTATTCTTCCAGTCAATAGTAGTGTCTAATCCATAAAGCTCATCATTAACAGAGTCATACATGTTTTTTTTCGTAATCTTAGAGGCTGGAATCCTAAAGGCAAGTTCTGTCTTAGGTTTATCCATACCATCCTGGATAGGCTTAAAGAAGAAAGGAAGTCTATTTGCAATTGGGACAACTTTATCAGTAAACATTTTTTTGGAATCAGAACCAGTCTTAGATAGTATTCCTACCCTAGCATCTTTAGCTAGAGTTCCTGTGTTTACACATTCTGACGAACCCATAAAAGAAAATCCTGACCGTCTTATCTTTAAATAGGTCATTCCAAAACATCTTTTGTCAGCCTTACAGGCTTCCCAAAAAATAAAAAATATTCTATTAGCTTCTCTAAAGTCAGGGTATCCTACATCAATACTAGACCATTGCAAATACATGTAATGAGCTCCAGTCATATAGGTGGTTATTCCATTGTTTAAAAACCAATGCCCATCTTCTCTTCGGTTAAACTCACCTTCAATATAGTCTACCCACTTTGCTTTAAAATTAGCGGGCATCTCATTCCATTGAAATATAGAATTTATCCTGGAAAGTTCTTTGGGAAATTCAGTACGCTTCCAATATTGCTCTGAAGACTTTAAACTTCTTTTATAGATATCTTTTGAAACTAATGGTAATGCAATATGTAAACCTGAAATAGAAACAACATCACCAACCTGACCGTTTTTAGATATAACAATCACATCGTACTTTTCGTTATGTCCATATACCCAGGTTTTAGCTTTATTCTTTTTTGATAAAACTGATTTGGGAATATAATTTTTTACTACTGTATATAGTTTATCTTGAACGTCTTTCTGCAAAACCTTGTTTTGTTTCTACTTTGTTATCAAAATCATTAGCTAAGTTTATATTTTCTTGCTCAGTGTCTATTTTATTCAATATATCAAAGGCATCAAATATTGCTAACTTTTTAGTGGCTGCCGCATTCTTTAATCTATCTGCTGCAAGCTCATCCTCTAAGTCTGGCTTTATAATGTCTTCTTTAGCCACACGAATAAGCTCTTTAACCGCTTTTCTTCCAGCTGCTATTATTTCAACTTTTAATTCTTCAGAGGTCATTTTTTTTTGTTATTAAGAATTCATTTAAATGTTTTTCCCAGTGCATCCTATATTCATATCCTCCAGGAAATGTTTCATCGCATTGACTGCATTTTATACTATTTCTTTTAATAATCATAACATTCTTTCATTGATAATACCATAGCTTGTTTTGTTTCAAAATTATAATAATATTCTTTATATAATTCTTCACAATAATCTTCTGGCTTTTCGCAGCTAATTAATATTAAAAATATTATACTACCAAATATCTTCATTATAATTCATTCCATTTGCGAGGTTTACTTACCCACCTCATCCATACAGGTATTAGGTAAAGTATTGCCCACGTTATAATAATTTTTTTCATTTTTCTTTACAAAACCATGGTCACATGGTGGCTAAACATTCTATAAAGTTTTTCTCCATCTACATTAAACTCATATTCTGTCTCAGGTCTAAAGGTTACTAAATCTCCCTCATTAACTCCTTGATTAGACAATTTTTTATTTATATATCTTACCTTTCCCATAAGAGGTTCTTCTGCAAAAGGCTTATGAATATAAGACTCAATAGATGGTATTGGTTTTATAAAACAATACTTATCGTGACAATGCCACTTATCTTCTTTCTTGTACATATAATACTGACCGTCATCTATAAAAAACAAATCGTCCATAAAGAAACTCTTACCGCTTTGTTGGCGACCCTTCATGTCATTGTAAAATTTAAAAACGTTATGATGAACAAGCAAAGTGTCCCCAGGTTCAACATCACCCTTGTATCCTAGAGGAGTAGAAATAACAATACCTTCTCTGTTGGAAGCCATGTGATTTTCTTCGGAGGTGCTTGTTATAAAATCAATGCCTCCTATTTTTTTAGAGTTGTTATACCTCTTGCCCTTAACGGGTCTTACTATAAAAAAAAATGGTGACCTCATTAAAAGTTTATATTATACTCTATTGAAAAAGGCATATTAGAATTAAATTCTTTCCATAAAAAAATTTCATCTTTTTTTTGAATCCAAATAACAACGCTACCTGACTCTTTAATATGTTTTATTAAATGAATTTGATGGCTTCCTCCTAATACTTCTTGCCCTACTATATAATGCATAGCACTAGACTTATAGTCTGCGCCTATGGATATTTTTCTTATGTCCATTGTATTAAATTTAATTAATACAAATATAAGAATTATTTACCAGGGAGTTTAACTCCTATTTTATCTGCTGTTCTTGCTCCAAAGTATCCGCAAAGAACCCATGTTAAAAGAGATGCTGTATCTGAGGTGTCTAATCCCATAAACCATCCTCCTACATAAGCTAGAACTAATACCACTAAAGTTAGTGGCCGTATATTTCGCGCAAGCCAACTTTGACTTCTAGAATCTGACACCCATCTACGGGTAATTCCATCTATCTCAGCACGCTCTATTCTTAATTTTTCTAAAGCAATATGCTTGTCTGCTTCTGACATTTCTTTATTGCCAGAGATAAGCTCTGATATTACATTTCCAGGAAGAATAGCGTCTCCTACAATTCCAAGTATGGAAGGAGCTTTTTCAATAAGAAACCTGCCTACGGCAGTCTCTTTAAATGGTTTTTTTACAGTACTCATATTACTGTATAATAATTCTTACCATTTATTTTTTCAGCGCGCAAACATCTTGTTCTGTTTTCTTCTTTTGAAACATAACTTACATGTATCCACGCTGGATTTTTATTATCTCCAAACTCCCATATAAGCTGGTCGAAGTTTAGGTTGTCTTTTATGTAGTTAAACATCTGAGCGTTTGTTTTATGTCCGAAGGTATCGTCTAGGTCAATCGCTCTTCCCTGACAGTGCTGACTGCGTGAGCTTCCGCCAATAGCTCGATTTAAATCTTCACACCTAAACATACTATTAATTTTTATAGGTCCGCCTACGTATTCTCTAAGAGGCTCAAAGACATGAGTAGCAATACCAGCCATATTAGAGGTTTCGTAATCATTTGGAATATTACTTATATTTAAACGTAAAGCTGTGTTGGAGCGTATAGCTTCCTTGTGGGTAATATGTTTACTTATTCTTTCCATACATCAAATACCATTTGTGTATAGTGTATCCTATAGACACAGTTAAAAGAATTATTTTTAATATAACATCAATCGTAGACATTGAAATGGCAAACGCCATAAGGTTAAATGTGTATAGTTTCAAATCAGTTATATTCATTTTTTTGTTATATAATATACAATTTTGATTTCTCCTGCTGTTGTATTTGTAGTATATTCCATTATCCTGTATAAGTTCCTGAACCCTTGTAGGTTAATATTGTAGTCCCTGATACCGTGGTAGTGTCCACCTCTGGAGCTCCTGTTATTATACCGCTATAATTAGAGCTAGATATACTAAGTACTACAACTCCTGAGCCACCTGATGAGCCTCCATAACCGCCGCCACCGCCGCCGCCAAGGCCATATACACCGTTATTAGCATAAGTAATTCCTGTGCTATATCGTCCACCAGTTCCGCCGCCATAACTCGCTCCGCCTGGTGAACCTCCACTTCCTGCTCCGCCGCCGCCTCCACCAGCATATGAACGATTAGTTCCTGATATTGTTGATGTAATTCCTGCGCCGCCTGCGCCGCCTCCATATCCAGGCCCGCTTTGTCCGATTGCGCCTGCGCCTCCGCCGCCTCCACCTGCTAGATAGATAGCGTTACTGGATGCTCCTCCCGAATATCCTTGACCTGCTGGTGAAGCAGACCCACCTGAATTAGCTGTCCCTGTACCTCCGCCGCCTCCGCCGCCTGAACCCCCGGCCTTACCTATTCCAAGTCCTCCAGATGTATATCCTGCGCCGCCACCGCCACCGCCTGTTGCAGTAAACGAACTAAAACCCGAAGAGCCTCCGCTTTCCTTAGCTTGACCTCCGTTTCCAACTAAAACGTTATAAATTGTTCCTCCTGTTACAGAAGCGCCTGTAGCTTGAAGAACTCCTCCTGCTCCTGCACCACCTGAGTTGTTGCTGTTAGTGGAATTAGCGCCGCCACCGCCGCCGCCTGCTACAACTAAATAGTCTAATGTATACACGCTTCCTTCTGTAGATATCTGATACCATGTTGCTGTAGTTAAGTCGTAATATTCTACTTTATTAACGTCAGTGTTATACCGAAAGTCACCATTAGTAAGACCTGTGGTCGGTCTAGAAGCTACGCTACCACTAGGTAGTCTTGTAGCGCCCGTAGTATTGAGGTCAATTAATTCTGGTGTGTTTATTTTAGTTATTGCCATTATTTATTATTTTACACTGTCTTATAGTTCAAATTCTACCCAACTCAACGTGTCTTCATTCCATGTGTAATCTTCCCCGTCTGTAGGATATAGCGTGGGTGATTCCCACTCCCATTCAGTTTCATTCCAAATCCAACTATCATAAGGCTTAGTAGGTGTAAATAAAACCCATTCAGTTTCGTCTTCATTCCATGTGTAATCCCTCCCATCTGTAGGATATAGCGTGGGTGATTCCCACTGGCAAGTTTCTTCATTTAAATTCCAACTATCATGGGGTATCGGTGGTATAAAAGAATCTCTTATGGTGTCATAAGTATAACCAATCCCAGCATAGTTTTTTCTTATTGTACCGTTGTAAGATGTCTGAACCCATAGAGAAGAACCAAAAGTAGCTATTAAAAATTCTCTTCCTTTTAATTCACTTTCTATTCCATCATCATCTAATATAACATTATTATTAATTACTAGAATTTCTTCTACTATATTTTCGTTATTTACTTTTGCAAAGTGTGCCATAATTTATCCTGTATAAGTTCCTGCTCCCGTGAATTTTAATATTGTACTTGTTCCATAATAGCTTATAGTTGGGCTTCCGGTATATGTCCCTGAATAACTAGCATTAGGAATTTTTAAGATAACAATTCCTGAACCGCCGCCTTTTGCGTCATAACCACCGCCTCCGCCGCCTCCATAGCCGTCAGAACCTGCTGTTGCGCTTACTGAACCAGAATATTTACCTCCTGTACCTCCGCCGCCAGCTCCGCCGCCTGCTGTAAAACCTCCCCCACCAGCTCCACCTGAACCTCCGCCGCCATAATATATATTAGAACCGGTTAATAGCGCTGAAACTTTTCCTGTACCACCTGGACCTGGTCCCCAATCTTGTGGTGGTCCTCCTACTGTACCTGCGCCGCCGCCTGAACCGCCCGCTAGAAAGATAGTTGCATAACTTGAACTACCAGCAAATCCTTGACCCGTGGGTTGGGTCGCTGCTCCTCCTGAATTAATAGGAGTGGATGCGCCTCCGCCGCCGCCGCCTGATGCACCTGCTCTTCCTGCACCTAATGTACTAGTGCTAGCTCCAGCTCCTCCATAACCTCCGCCGCTTGCAGTAGCAAGAGGAAGAAATTTAGATTGCCCACCATTAGTAGAAACCGCTCCGCCTGCTCCAATTGAAATAGTATAAACTGTTCCTATCTGTATTGAACCTCCTGTAACTTCAACAAATCCACCAGCTCCGCCGCCGCCTGAGTTGTTGCTGTTAGTGGAATTAGTTCCCCCACCAGCTCCGCCGCCAACAATTAAATAGTCCATTGAATATGGGGCTACAGCAGCTGTCGCATAGTTCTTCCATCCTAAAGGAGTCTTGTGTTGCATAGCGCTTTGTGCAGAACCAGCAGTTTGTGATTGGTCATTACGAATCATGCCATCTACTGCTACTCCAGAAAAAGCATTACCTGTTGGCATCTTTAAACTACTAGTAGTGTTAGTGATATTGAAATCTATTAAGTCGTTTGTTATCTTAGTTATAGCCATAAGTTAAAATATTACTGTTCTTTTAGATTAACCCAAGACGTTCCATTAAACAATTCAGTTTTATTTGTGTCTGTGTTTTCTCGTAAATCACCAGCCGTTGAAACACCTACTGCTGGTTGAGATGCGGTATTGCCTTTAGCCCACACAATGCCTCCAGTATTACCACTCATGTCAATCACATCTGTAGTTGCTTTAGTTATTGCCATTGAAATTTATTTTATGTTGTTGTTACTGTTTCTATTACTGCGCCGTCAGGATAAAAGCCTGCTGCTAAAGTCAATGTTTTGACTGATAATGTAGCGTTCGCTTTAGCCTGATAAACACCATTAATATAAACATCTATATAGTTTACACTAACTGGGTTAGTAGCTGAGGTAACTACAAGAGTGTTGGTTGCTGCTCCGCTAATAGTAAATGTATTTACTGTTTTTGTAGGAACCCCTCCCGCGACTGCCCAAGTACCATCTTCTTTTAAGAAAGTTCCTCCGCCTGCTCCTGATGCGTCAGGAACATGCCCTATATTTGCTCCGCCTGCAAAAGCATTTGATGCGACAGTTACTGTTCCAGTGTATGGTCCGGCTCCTGTACCGGCTGCGGTTAGTGCTGCTCCTGTTGATGCCGCACCTGCAACCTGATTAAATGAAGTAACGTCTGCCGGTAGTGTCGTCCAAGCTCCCGCTGCTCCATCTAAATATTGTCCTGCTATTCCGCCAGTAACTCCAAGAGTTATTACGGGGTTTGGTGATGATACACTAGTGTCAAGTGTTAATGCAGTTGCAGTTGATGCAGAAGAGACAGAAGTAACTGTTCCTGCCATTGCACTACCATCTACTGTTATTATATCCCCTGCTTGAGTAATTGTAAGTCCTCCAGATGGAGTAAGCGTTACTAAAGAATTATCTGTTCCTGAGCTTGAAGTTAAATTAACATCTACACTACTTCCATTAGTAGTAGGATTTAAATCATATGTATCAGATACAGGTAGTGTTGTCCAAGCTCCGGCGGCTCCGTCAATATATTGTCCCGCTGTTCCACCGTTTTTGTTTAGAGTAAGAGTTCCAGATGCTGTTATTGGCCCCCCTGCTGCTGTAAATGCGGTAATATCTGAAGTATAATCTACAGAAGTAACTGTTCCCTGTGGGCCGGATGCGGCTATAGTAAATCCATTTCCTACTCCGTCATCAGTTAAAATGATATCAGCTCCTGCTGTAAACGTAATTACATCTGTGCTTGAAGGGCCTACACCTGTTAAGGTTAAGGATTCGTTTGCTCCATCTTGAGCTGTAGCTATGCTGTAAGTAGTGTTTACAGTAACAAGACCAATTGGTATTTGAACATTATCTGCTGCTTTATAACCAACTATAAAGTCTATGTCAGCTACGGTTGCACCTGCATTGAATTGTGAAAATTTTATTGCCATTTTATTGTCCTTCTGTTATTAAATCTTGTGCGGATGCATCTTCGCTAATCATTTGCACTCCTAATTCATTTACTATGTCAGCACTTGGGAAAGGCGGTGCTTGTGAAATTAAATTCTCCCCTATTGCTATTGCTATCCAATTTGCTAATCCCATAGTTTATATTTTACCACAATGCAAGTATATTACTTGCAGTAGTTCCTGTAGCATATACCCTTAAAATTTGTACAGGAATAAATGCTCCAGTATTGATGTTGTTAAACGTAACATCATCTCCACCTGTTGTTTTTACTCTCAGGTTTCCTGCAGTACCAACAAAAAGAACACATCCGTTATTTCTTCCGGCCCCTGGGTCAGTTGAAATACTTGGTATATCTACAGTATCGCTTGGCGTTACTGCTGCAGCTCTTTGTGCTTGTAATTTTTGATAAGCCATAATTTTTTATTTATAAGGTACTATTCTATTTAAACTGTCACGCCGACCATCACATCCGCAATCGCTGTTTGTTGCCTTAGCAACCGTATCTACTATTTTTTTAATTCCAGTGAAACTGGTAAACTTATGTATTGTATCTCCCAATCCTTTTGATTTCATTTATTACAAGTACATATTTTATTATTACATGTTTTTACTTCAAAAGAAAGAAGAATAATAATTTTATTCCACTTGCATTTTAAATATTCAAAAAACTCGCTAATTTTATTAGCTACTTTTATAAGCCACGCTCCTAGTTTTCTCATTTTTTACATCCAAAATTATTGGCGTAGTTCGCCATTTTAACAACACCGCCAGAATAATTACTTGTATTTTTCATAACAGCTGATGCTGCTGAACAAGTACTTTTACCAGGCATATTTTTTTTTACCCAATTAGTAAACTTTCCTTCTCTAGATTTTTTAATCTCAGGAAATTTAGATGTTCTACCTTTTGTTGCCATCTTAACTTAAGTGATGATGAGTTGACCAGTTTAAATTATTACTTCTATATTCCATTCCTTTGTCTGCACCATATGAATGACCAGACATTTTTTTGGACATAGCTTTACTTTCATCTCTTCTGTCTTTCATAGACTGAGATTTTTTTCCATTACGAGCCCCTAAAGATTCGTTTAAACGTGAATTATAACCTTGCTTTTTCATAATGATAATTTTTACCTTACAAAGATACTAATATTTTTCTTTCTTATTTTTTAGACTTAGCCCCTACGCACTTCCATCTCTTTCGAGATAAATTGTTTGGAGTGTTAGGGTCGTTTTGTTTTTTCTTGCTTAATCTTCTTTTGATGCCTAGGCTTCTAGCGCAGTAGCTGTCGCCTTTAGAAGTGCCTGGTCTTACTCTTGGTCCTCCGCCTTTAGCACTACCGGCTTGACCATAGCTAACTTTTTTGCCGGTTGAGGTAATTTTAACTTTTGCCTTTCCTTTTCGTGGACTTGCCATTTATGGTTTCTTGTGATTATAGCCTTGTTTTTTTAAACGATTATGGTCTGCTATATTTTTAGCAATTTTTACTATCCCCGTTTTACTAAACATTTTGTGTACTTTGAATTTCTTAGCCATTATAATTAACCTTTTTTATTTAAAGCCTTAAAGTCAGAACCTTCAATCTTATTTGGATTGCCAGATTGTTTTGCTATATACATTTGTTTTTTGGTTAGCCTATCAATGTTTTTATTTGAAAACCCTATGCCGTTATAGTCCGTTTTATTTTTTTTCATTTTTTCTTAATAGTTTTAATCTTTCCATTTGTGGTTCGAGCAAATATTTTGTCTTTAGTTTCTCTAATAAAAGTTCCGCTATACGTTTTTCCGCCCCACTTCCAACTTACCTTCTTAGCCATTAGTATCCTGATTTTTTTACTACTTTTTTACCAGTTTTTTTAGCTGCTTTCTTTGCTGCTGCTTTACCTTTTGGGGTATAAGCAAATGTTTTTTTTCCTACTTTTGGCATGATTAGGCTGTTGTTTTTGGTTTATTAGTTTTGAATACAGTTCCCGCTGGTCCTGTTCCACTTACTTTTCTTTTAAGTTTATTAATAGTTCTATTGCTAAAGTTAAGAGACTGATATTCATCAAAAGTTTTTGGCCCCATAGTTCCATATTTTATATGTCCAATAGGATAAGAACCTTGTCCATTTTTTTTCATAATTATTCTTGTTTTAAATCTGTTAATTTATGTATGATATCCCTTTGAATCTTAATTATCATTTCCTCCAACTGGTCATTTCTTTTTTCCATTTGAGCAGTCAATGTATTTAAAGCCTCATTCTTTTTAGTTAATTTATTAACCTCATCAGGTTGTTGTCCAATAATTGTAAACACTACAATACCTAAAGAAGACACGAGTGTACCTACTATAGCTACAAATAAATCCTTGTTAACGGGAGGAACCTCCACAAAACTTAAAAAAACTAATAGCGTTATTATTAACATAAAAATTCCTGCAGCCCCTATGTAGTGGCGTAAATCTTTGTTTTCTTGTTTCATATTTAGATGTTTGGCGATTAATAAATATATTTGTACAAATTTACTAAATATAATTTAATGCAATCTGACTACTTAAAGTACTGGAGGGTTATACGATATTTCATAAAAGCGAAGTATGGTATAACTACCGCAGACCTAGATATGATACTGTTTTTAAATTCAGAAATTTATTTTGGAAAGGATAAGTTTAAAGAGTTCAACAACCTTCTGAGTTGGGATGAGGGAAGGTTTAAAAGACTTTTAAGAGATGGGTGGATAGAAGTGTTCAGAAAAAGAGAAGGAGTTCATAAAACGCTTTATTCGCTGTCTTACAAAACAAAACGTGTGGTAGATTCTATTTATAAAAAATTAAATGGAGAAGAGATTCCCACCTCTCAAACTTCTAATCCTATGTTTGCTAAGAACGTATCTTACTCAGATATAATATATCGCAACATGATAATAGAGATGAACAAGTTTATAAAACAACAACGACATCATTCTGAGAAATAATCGTATAAGGTTCATTTTTAATTAGCATCGTGTACCCTGCTCTTTTATCGTAATAAATATGGTCTCCCTCTTTTATTACCGAAACATCAGTACCTGGTTTTACTATAATTCCCTTTTTGTATCTTAGCTGGTTAGCATCGTCTGAAGACAATAACAATCCTGAAGCAGTTTTTATTTCTTCTTCAATGGTTTTAATTACAATATTAGTTCCTATTGGTTTCATTTAAATATTTTTTTTAATATTTCCCACACGATAATTACAGCAAGTATTTCCTGCCATGGCATTATTTACTTCTTAACATATCTTCAAGCAAAATTTTTTTTACCTGATAATAAATACCGTTTGCTTGCGTTACTGTAACTAGTTTATTTAAAAAAAGTTTAGCAGCAATTTTGTCGGCTAACTTATCAGCCGTGATTTCTTCTTTGTGATTTTGTATTTGTATCATGATTCATAGCTTCTTGCCATAGTTACTATAGCGTTAGTTGATAAAATAGTAATAGCTACCGACACAGCATTTTGTAGTGCAGTCTTAGTAACTTTCATGGGGTCTATAATCCCCATCTTAAACATATCTCCATACACCCCCTTCTTAACATCATAACCTCTACCTTGTGTAAAAAGTGTTTTGTCTTTTGTTGGGTAAATTTCAAGTTCTTCTAACCCTGCGTTATCTAGTATTTGAAATAATGGAGCACGAAGTGCGTCAGCTAAAACTGCGTAAGCAGTTTTTTTTGCTTCAGAAATTTTAGGAGCAGAGCTCATATCTGAATAGTAATAGTAGTAGCTGTATAAAGATAGTCCTCCTCCGGGGAGTATGCCTTCTAATAAAGCCGAGCGCACCGCACAAACCGCATCGTCAACCCTGTCATAGAGTTCCTTTTGCTCAAGGTCGGTGTTACCGCCAACATATATAACACCAATCCCGCCTGTAAGCGATGCAATTCTCGACAATATAAATTCCTTGTCTAATTTTTTACTCGTTAAATCATGAGCATCCCAAAGTTGTTTTACTCTTTCGGTAACTTCCTCTGTATCTTCTTTGCTATCTTTAAGAACAATCGTAGAGTCTTTACCAATTATAACTTTGGCAGCATGCCCTAGGTCTGAAAAATTTATAATACTCAAATCATCTCCTGTCTTTTCTGAAAAATAAGTAGCACCAACTGTAAGAGCTATATCTTGCATCAGTTCATGTTGTTTGTAGCCAAAGGAGGGAGGAGTGATGCTACAAATTTTCAAGCTGTTCTTCATCACATTCGCCGCTAGGGTGTTTATGACATTAGTAGAACAAGGTGCTACTATTAATAATTTTTTTCCTTCAGCTATAATAGGCTTCAGTACATTTTCTATCGTTAACAAATTAGATATCTCCGCATCTGAAACTAGAATATGTACATCGTCTAATATGCACTCGTCTTTTTTGTGGTTGTTTATAAAAAGTTGAGAGGTATACCCTCTATCTATTTTTAAACCATTCGTGGTCTCGTTATACGTTTCTGAAGTTTGAGAACGCTCAACAGTAACAATTCCATTTTCGCCGACAGTATTGTAAGTGTCCGCAATTATTTTTCCTATCTCTGAATTGTTGTTGGCGGATATAGTAGCCACATCTTTTAGCATACGCTTAGTGACAGGCCTACTCATCTTCTTTAATTTTTTTATTAAAACTTTCGTCTCAGATAAAAGCTCTCCAAGTATCTCTGTTTTATTATCGGTAACAGCTATGTTCTTCATACCTGACTTAACCAGGGCTTCAGTAAGAACTATCGCCGTAGTTGTACCATCTCCCGCAAGGGACGCAGTTCGGTCTGCCGCCTCTCGCATCATTCGTACCGCCAAATTCTCTACAGGGTCTATAAGAGCTATTGACTTAGCAACGGTAACCCCATCCTTAGTAACTGTAATACCGTGAGTGTGTTCTGGTGATTCTATAATAACAGTATTACCCATTGGACCTAATGTGCTTTTTACAGCAGCTGCCATTTTACTAATACCACTAATAAGTTTTTCTTGTCCCTCTTTTGCGAAATGCAATTCTTTGGGTGAATATCCTCCTTGCTCCATTATTAAATTTGATTTGATTTGTTCAAAGGTAAATTATTTTAATTGATATAAAAAATGTCGAGTCAATTTTTCCCTACTATATATATATATAATTTATTATTATTATTATTATTATTATTATTATATTATATTTAATATCGACATTTTCGACATGGCTCTGATAATCAATTAGTTAATCGACACAAAAACGACACTACAATAATCAATATCGACATAATTATGTCAGTTTCTGAGTAATATTCATTTTTAAAATTTAATGTATTTCCTACGGTAGCACTTATTTCATGACAATTTAAATGCTCGACATAAAAAAAGGTAGCCGAAACTACCTCATTATTAATTAACATAAATTAAAATCCTTACATAAAGTCTCTAAATGACTTTGTATTTTCTGCTCTTTCAATACCATCTGCAATTATTTTAATCTTGCGGTCTTCATCTATAATTCTTTTCATATTTGCAGCTTGTTGAATACCCGTCATCCCATCAGGTCTGTCGTTAATTAATCTTCCGTTTTTAATAGTTAGTCCGTTCATTTTAATATGTTATTTTAACGCTTATAAGACCTAGGTAAATTGTAACCTCTGAATAATCAAACTCCTTATCCTTAGAATAATAAGACCAGCCAAATGCAAATCCTATTCTTAATCTATTTTGAATTTCAAGTTCCATATACAAAGGTAATAAAAAATATTAGATGTATGTAGTGTTTGGGTAATCATATCATATCAGCGCCGTCCCCCCCAAAGGAAAACCGTTTTATTTTTACCCGCCCACCTCAAATCTGAAAAAAACTTGTGAGATATTTTAGGCTTTTCTGGTGGGGGTTCGTCCAGTTGACCCGCTCCCGCTCCCCCGCTCCCCCGTTTCATCGTTCCACGCTCCCGCTTTAGCGTACACATATAGTGAAGTTGGCACCTTCCCCCTTTTAAATTCTAAAGTGAATTAAGTAGTAAGAGAAGGATAGTATACCTTTTACCCCCCCGAACAACTCACATACAGTAAACAAAACAGCAACAAACAACCAACCGCAAACCCTTATAAACAAAGGGAATATTAAATTAATTACTAAAAAAGTTGTTTATGTAAAACTTATGTTATAGTATTACAGAATCAAACAACAATCAAACAACATTATTATGCTAACATATAAAAGAGGAATTGAAAAGTATAGTTTTTATTTGTCCGATGGGACGCAATGCAATGAAGCGGAAAAAGTTTATTACGTTTACCAGGGCGGAGCAAAAATAGGTTTCATCTCTAAAACCATTGACACATGGCATTTTTATAAAAACATTGATAGCGAGTATTTATGTGGCGGGCTTACCTTAAAGGAGGCGAAAGAGTCATTATCTAAATGCTTAACCGCTGAACATTGGAACGCTAAGAAAGTACAAGAATATTTTAATAACTAATCTATAAAATTATGCAAATGGAAATAATAGCAAAGAAAGGTTTAAACATGGGTACAGCTCATTTTTTATATAGTGTATCCCCGAAAGACCGAAAGAAATTTATTAAAGGAAACATAAGCGATAAATTCAATTTTTTAAATCAGCTTCAGCAAAACGGAAATCTAAACGCTCAACAAATGATTAACATATTATTAAAGTATAAAAGCCCAATATAAACCAACTCCACCAGGTAAACACCTCGCCCGTTGGCGGGGTTAACTTGGTAAAAACAAACACTAATTAAAACAACAACTATGGAATCAATAACAATGCACAAAACGGAGTTACTAAAAAACCCCGATACAAAAACAACTTATTTTATAAAAGATGAGGCGAGCGAAAGTATTACAACCTCCCAATATTATAATTTAACGAAAGACGATACTTTAAAATGGTTTAGAAGGTTGGGCGGAAGCGAAACTGCGGAGCGTTCATATACTTGCAGAGGTTACAACGTAACAAAATTAATATCTACAAGCCCCGACAGAGAAACAAAAATAATTAGAAAATTTAAATTTCAATAATCATGAATATAAGCGAAATAAAAAACTATCGACAAATAAAGGCGGAATATATAAGCCCAACAAACCACAGAGCCGCACGAATAAAAATATACGAACCTAAAAGATATAATCAAGATAAAAAACAATCTGTAATAGTTTCATTTAATAATTTAGCGGGGGATGACATGGGGCAGCAAGTCCTAAACTATCTAATTGAAAAAGGATTTGAGCCAATATCAAGGGCATCAGAAATTAAAGGATATACTTTTTTCTGTGATAATTGGGCAGAGGATTTTAAAACCCTGGTCTAAGCGAGAATAAAAAGTTTAACTAAATAAAATCAACATGATGACAAATTAAACAACATGACACTATTTGAAGATATAGAGACGTACACAGAAAATAAGCCGACAAAGAAAGAAATAAAAAACTATTTGATAAATAAATATTTTGGTGGTTCTTTCATGTTAGACAAAGCGAAAGAGATTGACTTTGAACTTGAACAAGGTTTTGAATTTGGATATAAAACTTTTTTTGGGGGAAATAAAAAAGGCATAACTATAATTAAAAAACGATGAACGAAATAAATAGAATTAAACAAGCATTAAAAAGACAGAGCGAACGAAAGGCAACCTTTGAGGATATAAATTACTTAATCTTAAAAGAAAGCCAGTACGGAACACTAAACACCCGAATAATTCAAAACTTAATACAATGAGGATAATGGAAATAAAGGCTTTTCTGTTCGAGGAACTGGATAGCCAAACAAAAGAAAAAGTAATTGAAAATAATAGAACTATAAATCTAGATAATGATTTTTGGTATGAATGTAAACTTGAAAATTTCAAACATGAGCTAAAAATAAAAGTAAATGAATTTGATATTTACAGAAGAGAAATAAATATAACGATTGAAGATAGTTTTGAAACCGCTCAAGGTATAGTCAACTCTTTTGGCGAAAAATCCGATTTTGTGAAAATCGCAAAAATATTTATAAAAGATAGAGATGCGCTCGTTAAAAAATATGGAGAAGGAAACAATGAAGATGGATATGAGGTAAAGCTTGAGTATTGGAGCGAATACGATGAGGAGATAGAGTATTTGGAAGAGGAATTTAGAAAAGAAATAGCAGAAGAAATTTTATCATTTCTTACCAGTCAGTATGAATATGAAATATCAGACGATGGGATAATAGAAACAATTCTCGCAAACGAATACGAATTTCAAGAAGATGGAGAACTAATTTAAAACCAAAAATATGATAACACAAACAGAAGCAGAGAAATATGCTCATCCCCAATAGATGAGATAACTTGGCTTGTTAGCACGATACAAGAAAGCGACAATGACCATGTAATACAAGGAGTATTTGAGGATATGAGAAAATACAATAAACTTTAAAATAAACAAACATGACAACAGAATTAAAAAATGACCTAATAGTTATATACAATGAACTTAAAGAATCTATTGATTTAGGCACTAATCCTAAATATTCAGAGGATTGTCAAAACGATAATTATTTGTCTGATGGCGAAGCATTAGATATGATACTAGATAGATTGTGCAAAGCAAAACATTGGCTAAATAAATACGTCTCTGATGATGACGAATTAAAAGAATTAATAAATCAACAATGATAGCAAAATATAAAAGAATGTTAAGAGAGTGTCGTGCCGAAAGAAAATGGGCATCTGATTGGAATACTAAACCATTCATGCAAAACAAATACATGATTAATAATGGTAAAATAAAAATATTAAACCAAATAATTAAAGATTTAACATGAACCCCGAGACCCCTTACGATTTTTGGAATCACAATATCCATCCGATTACTGGACATTTTCTATCAGAATATGATAAAAGAATTGAAGGGTTTAATTGCGACAAATATTTTATTAGACCTTTTGAATTACCTAAAAACAAACATGACAAAAGAATTGAAATAAAACCAATGAATCATTTATACGATAACATAGAAACCGCCTAAAATAAAGACTATGAAAGACCCAACAGAAACACATCCAAAATATGAATGTAGAGAATGCGACAAACCTATTGACCACGATGGCTGGTGTAGTGATAATTGTTTTAATGCTTCAATGTTATGACTAAAGAACAATTAAAAGAAGAGAATGAAATGTTAAAATTTAATTCTTCTCATTGGGAGCATGTTTATGTAAAATTATTTACAGAGATAGCCACAGTATTAAACCACAGCTTGATAGATGAAGAATTAACTGACGGAGAATTGTTAGACATAATCTTTGACTTGTTAGAGGACCATGCGGGACAGAGCAAGGATGAAATTAAATTAAAATGGAAAACTAAAATATAAAAAATGAAAAAATTAATAATAGGATTAGTGTTTTGCAATATAATATACTCACAATGTGACGAAGGAGTTGAAGGTAATACTGCCGAAGTAGTTTGGCAAATAGATTCCTACGAAGGGCAAGGACATGAGGAGCAAGTAATATGGGGATTAGCGTTTAATGATTATATAGACAGATATAAAGGAAAAGCACCAGATTCCATATACTATGATAGACACAATCGTGTGTATGGCTTAGAATGGAGATTTAAAGACTCTATCATCGTGATAGAGGTGGATAAAACAATAATTGAATGGAAAAAAGAATTATGACAACTACTCATATAATGTTAAGCAGTGGGATTTTATTTATTTTAATTTTAATCTTTTTAAGCGAATCAAAATGATGTAGCTTGGGATGTTATAAAAAATAGTACCTTGCACGACTTAACCCCAAACGTCTAGGGAAAATAAGACGTATAACAAAATCAATTAATATGGATTTTAAAACAGATTATGTACGCCAACAAGTTAAGGATGAAAGACTCCAAGACTTACTAATCAAATCAAGAGCCAGAAATAAATATTCTCCAGTACAGTATCAAGGAAGAACTTATTGGTGTCTGGAGGAACTGACAAAAGAAAAAGAATTAGAATCAAGGCATAAAGTTATCAGAGAAATGACTATCTTAGGAATAGCTTCGATGATTATTTTAATAACATCAATGTACGGAGTAGCGAGTATTATACTACCATAAACGATTTTCATTTTGTTTGTTGAAGGGGGGGATAGCCGAAAGGTTGTCCCTCTTTTTTTATAGGTATACATAGATATTAAAGAAAAAATTAGCTATACTGAAATAATATTTTTATATTTGATGTATTCGATTACAGCCAATAGATGAAAGCTTCGCGCCGATTCTGTTGGTTTTAAAAATATAGTGTTTGTTTTCTTCAGGAAAAGGGGATAGCCGAAAGGTTGTCCCTTTTTTTATACAAAAAAATTAGGTCATTAAATTAGACTGTTGTAAATTTGTTTTAAATTAATAGTTATGAATGATGAATATGATATGATAGACGATAGCTATCGAAAACGTTTGCTTCAATCTGAACAAGAATATTTACGAAAGCAAGAACGACATCCAGAGACCATCGTAAAGATAGATTTACAAAAATTAGTTAAAAACATTTTCAATATATGAACGAGCATATTTTTCAAAGTTACATTGATAACATTACCCAACACTTTGGGATAAGTCAAAAGTATATTTTTAGCGAAGGCAAAAAATTAAATAAAACACAACCGCGTCAACTCTTCTTTTATTTATGCAATAAAAAGGGAATACCTGTGGTTAGCATTCAGAGATTTTTAGAAAAGAATAGTTTTAAAATGCACCACGCTACCATCTTCCAGTCTATTAAAAGAATAGGCGAAATAATAGAGGGAGACCCAGACTACACACCTTTAATTAAAAAATTAGAAAAGGTGTCGGAGAATGTTTAGAGACTTGACTGTTGTTTTTAAAGAGGCTATTGAAGACTATGCATCAGCTAATTTAGATGATGGAGATATAATAGCTAGAATAAAAAGCGGATTTAAAATAATCAAAGAAGAGGAATCAATAAAAATATATGATACTTCATGTGATTATTATAAAGAAGTTACAGAAGAGCAATATGAGATGTTTGTTTCAAAGGGGTGGGTACATACTGTACTTTCAATAACCTTAGATAAATACAATAAGAGGTTAGATAAGATAAAAGACTCCTACAAGAACGAAATAAACGGAAGAAATAATGCGAGGTACTTAGAGTATCTAAAGACTACGCGTAAAGAAACCATGAAAAGGTATTATAAAATAACTCAAAAATTAAATTAAATGACAAATAAACTAAACACAATCAAAGTACAAGGCGGTAAACAATACGCTGAGGTACACACCAGAGTAAACTACTTCCGTTCAACGGAGCAGTATAAGGATTGGGGACAAGACTGTGAAATTATACACCAAACAGAAACGTCTATAATCATGAAGGCTACAATTTATTATCCCGATGGAAGGGTTGCTTCTACAGGCTATGCTAAAGAAGATATAGATGGTGCTAGAATCAATCAACGAAACCATGTTGAGGTATGCGATACATCAGCAGTAGGTAGAGCATTAGGATTTTTGGGTATAGGTATCAGTCAAGGAAGCATTGCTTCATATGAAGAGGTTGCTAACGCTATTGAAAATAAAGAAAAAGATGAGGTTAAAGAAACTCACATTACTTTAGATATAGATGACGGAAATTGGGCGGGTGTTCTTAACTATATAGCACATCATAAAGACAATGTTGCTTTTGAGGATATAATTAAAACTCTACAAACTAAATACAAGACAATCGAGGGAAAGACTAAGGTTTCATTAAAAAAAGCTTATGAAGGAAAATAAACTTATAGAAATGAATAACAAGGTTGAATCTCAGACTCGTGTTATGCAACAAATCATTAATGAACTAAGTCAGACACGAAATATTGTTGTCAGCTTATTAGAGATAGTTAAAAATTTAAAAGAATATAAACCAATTGTAAAAAAACTACAAGATGAACGAGAAGCAGATACTAAAGAAACTAAAGGATGACCAAGAGTACTATAATGGAGTGGGTAAAAATTACTTATCCAATAGTAATATCCAAGCACTAACAACCGACCCAAGACAGTTTCAAGCCCCACAGAAAGATGGGGAGGCATTTGTGAAAGGGCGATTTTATCATCAATTAATTCTGGAAAAAAATAAGGCAAAAGACTTTCCTATTGTTGAGGCAAACTCTAGAAGTACCAAGGTGTACAAGGAATTTGTAGATGAAAATAACTTAGATTATGCGTTACTCACTAAAGATGCGGATAGTATAAAAGATATGGTAAAGCATACGCTGAGTAATCTAAAGTTTTTTGAACTTATAAACGACCCTACCGCACAGTATGAAGTCCCCGCAATATCAAATGATATAATGGGAGTACCCTGGAAGGGGAAGGCGGATATACTTGTGCCAGGTAAGTACGTGATAGACTTAAAAACTTCTGGAGATGTTCTTAGTTTTTCCAGAAACGCTCTAAAATATAATTACCATACACAAGCATACCTGTACCAAATCTTATTTAAACTGCCTGTAATATTTATTGTTATAGGTAAGACTAAGAAGATAGACAAGAAAGGTGTAGAATACTACGATAAAGGATTATTTCAAATTAGTCCAGAAGCAATGGGTATGGCAGAAGAAAAAGTCGGACAAGCAGTAGCATCCTATAACAAATGGTTTGCTCCCGACTCAAAGGATAGTATAGAAGACTATATTATAAACATGAATATTTAATTTAAATTTTTATTATGACTGAACAAAAAGAAAAAGTGTTTGTTGATGGGTTAATCAGCAAAAAAAATCAAAACGCTCCAGACTTTGTGGTGGTAAACCAATCATTCAAAGTGGAAGAGTTTATTACTTTCCTAAAAGCTAATGCTAAGAATGGATGGGTCAACACCCAGACCAAGATAGCTAAGTCGGGTAAACTATATAGTGAACTTGATACGTTTGAACCTAAAAAAGTTGACAAGAAGCCAGAGCCTGCAACTGATGACTTAGGATTTTAGATAACTGCCCTTAATAAAAAGGAGGCTAATCACCTCCTTTTTTTTGGCTCTAATATGTGCTGAGTAATTAAAAACAACCCCTACACTATATATATATATATAATTTATTAATAAATTATTTATTTTCTTATATGTTAGAAAAATAAACGACATTTTCGACAAGGCACTATCAATAAAGAAACCAATCAACATAATATCGACACAAACATGACACATACAATAACTATATTTAAGAACATAAAAGACACAGATGCCCCTTTTTACAGGGAAGTTGACTTTGTTATAGACAGAATAAGAAATGGAAAGTCTAAGGAATTAGTAAAAAAAATAAGAAAACAAAAAAATAAAGAAGAGCGTAATCAATTAAAACGTGATTTACCTTCTATTTGTTTTAGCGGGACATTTTCTAAAAGAGCCGACAGCTCAATACTAGAACACAGTGGATTAATTTGCCTTGATTTTGATGGGTACAAGAAACAAACGGATATGCTTCTTGATAAAGAAAAGATGATGAAAGATAAATATACCTTTAGTGTATTTATTAGTCCTAGCGGTAATGGTTTAAAATTATTAGTTAGAATTCCTAACGATGCAGATAACCATTCTAAATATTTTACCTCCCTAGAAAAATATCACGACTCTGAATACTTTGACACTACAAGTAAAAACATAAGCAGAGTATGTTATGAATCTTATGACCCGCTAATTTATTATAACAATAATTCTAAAGTATGGGAAACTATAGAAGACCAAGAGTATAGAGAGGTGTCTGTGGCTAAAGACTCTCCAACTCTACCTATCACAGATGAGAACAAAGCGGTAGATATATTGGTAAAATGGCACACTAAGAAATACCCTATTGTAGAAGGCCAGAGGAATCATAATGTTTATATACTAGCTATTGCGTTTAACGAATATGGAATAAACAAGAACTTAGCACAGTATGTGTGCAATCAATATGCAAGCTCTGACTTTCCTATTTCAGAAATTTCAACCACCATAAACTCAGCATATCAAGACTCAAGTAAGTTTGGAACAAAGTACTTTGAAGATGAAGAGGCTATCTCTCAAATTAAGCAGAAACTAAAAAGAGGAGTAAGCAAGGGAGAGATTAGAACTCAACTCTCTAGGATAGATATAGCTGATGATGTTATAGATTCTGTTTTAGAAAGAGCAGACGAGGAGAACAAACAAATGAAGTTTTGGACTAAATCTGATAAAGGAGCAGTTAAAATAATACACATCGTGTTTAAAGATTTCTTAGAAGACAATGGATTTTTTAAATATTGTCCAGAGCAAAGTAGAAACTATGTGTTCGTTAAGGTAACCAATAACCTTATAGACCATACAAGCGAAAAGGAGATAAAAGATTTTGTTTTAGAATATCTAAAAAAGAATGATGATATGTCTATTTATAATTACTTTGCTGACCAAACCAGATTCTTTAGGGAAGATTTTCTTTCCCTCTTGGGAACTATAGACATCTTATTTGTTGAAGATAGCAAGATTAATAGTTATTTATTTTTTAATAATTGTGCGGTAAGCATAAGTAAAGACAAAATAAAAACCATTGACTATGTCGATTTAGGCTCATATGTATGGAAGGAACATATAATAAACAGAAACTTTAAGGAGGAAAAAGTTGAAAATTGTGACTATAAAAAGTTTATATATAACATAAGCAATCAAGAAATATCAAGGATGAAATCAATGGAATCTACCATTGGATTTTTAATGCACGCCCACAAGAATTTATCTTATTGTCCTGCAGTAATTTTAAATGACGAGATAATATCGGATAACCCTGAAGGAGGAACTGGCAAGGGTATTTTTAAAAATGCACTTGGTCACATGAAAAAATTAGTAAACATTGATGGTAAGTCGTTTACTTTTGAAAAATCTTTTGCTTATCAATTAGTTTCAGCGGACACACAGCTTGTTTGTTTTGATGATGTAAAAAAATTCTTTGATTTTGAAAGACTATTTAGTGTGGTAACGGAAGGTCTTACCCTTGAAAAGAAAAATAAGGATGCTATTAACATTCCCTTCTCTAAGTCGCCAAAGATTATAATTACAACTAACTATGCACTAAAAGGCGCGGGTAATTCTTTTGCCAGAAGAAAATGGGAATTGGAATTTTATCAGCATTACAACAAAGAATATACTCCAGAAATAGAATTTGGACAAATGTTGTTTGGAGATTGGGGCAAGGAAGAATGGTTGCAGTTTGATAATTATATGATTTCATGTCTTCAATTGTTTTTAGACAAAGGACTGGTTAAAAGTAAATTTGTAAATCTTAAGACACGACAGCTTTCGGCAGAGACCTGCCATGATTTTATAGAATGGTGTGGTTTAATAGAAGGCACAATACCAAACAAAAGGCTTGAGGCGGGTAATAAAATTTACAAGAACGAACTTTATGAAGACTTTGTGCAAGAATATCCAGACTATGGTCCTAGAGCCAAACAAACCGTTACAAGAACTAAGTTTTATAAATGGTTAGTAGCTTATTGTTTGTTTAAAGAAGGTATTGCTCCAGAAGAAGGGAGAGATTCAATTGGAAGATGGATTTCAATAAAAGAAATTAAAAAACAACAAGAAATTGGTTTTTGATATAGACATAGCGATGAGGAACTCCTATGATATTATTATTAATAAAATTTCTATTAATAATTTTACAAAAGAAGAGAGCAGTTATTTCATTCATAATCCAAACCATGGAATAACGCTAGAATCCCTTAGAGATATGTTTAACTATTTTAAAAGTATAAGGGAGTGGAACAAAGTGTTTTATCTAAGTAAATTCATAACACAAATTAAATTAAAAAATGGAATACAGAGATTATCAAAAAAAAATAATAAGTAAAGCTTCAGAGGTTATTACACAACACGGCTTTGTCTACCTAGCTATGGAGGTGAGAACAGGAAAGACTCTTACTTCATTAGGAATAGCTAAAAAAATAGGAAGTCAAAAGGTTTTGTTTGTTACAAAAAAGAAAGCGATAAGCTCTATTGAAAGCGATTTTGATAAGCTAAACCCTAACTTCTATCTTCATGTGATTAATTATGAAAGCCTTCATAGGGTTCATGGGGACATTAAATTTGACCTTATAGTGCTTGATGAGGCTCACTCCATGGG